ATGGAAGAAGATGTTACAAAGATATATGAGGAATATTCGGAGGAATTTCTGTTTTGCAAATATTTTATAGCTGAAAAGTTAAAACATCATGCTGAGATGGGTAGATGTGGAGAGAACATTCTCAAAAAATGTCTCCAGGAACGGTTTCAAATGCTAGAATTTGTTACCGGCTTTATTGCTTGGGCCAATCATCAAAGCCCACAATGTGACATCATCGTATGTAGGAAAAATTTTTATAGACGTCAACTAGCCGGAGACATTTTCCTGGTTGAACCAAATGATTGCATAATGGTTATAGAAGTCAAGGGAAATGCGACCTTGGATGATTTAACAGAAACAATTGAAAAAAATAAATTTTTCCAATTGCATGATGAAACAAAACATATAAAATTAGCGATGTTTGCTTTTAAAACTCGTATCGGAAAACAACGATTGTATAAAGAGTTCGGTTATAAATATGACAGAAGTACAAAAGGATATATCCAGGAACGGCTTCCAGAAGAAAAGACATTAGACTATTTTGTATGCTTACATAGGGAGAGCCTAAATAGCTCAGCACGGGATAAACAAGTATTCTTCTTGAAGGATGGGCAAGATCGGCAGTTCTATGTGCTAGATAACCATTTTCCAATAATGCAAAATTTTTCGAGGCTAATACAAAGTCTGCAAAATTAAGCAGAACAAGAGGTGATTTCATGTCCAACTTTTCTTTTCTTGCAACCAAACAAGAATACACTCTTTTTTCCTCTGCCTGCGTAGAAGCCGAGAAAATTTATGCTTCTGCTCCTGCTATGTGCGCTGTCGGCTGCTGAAAGGCGCTGGAGCTGGCGGTTAAGTGGGTCTATGCGGCGGATCAGACCATGAAGATGCCCTACAAGGATAACCTGCAATCCTTGATCCATGAACCTTCCTTCCGTTTCGCCGTGGATTCCAATACCTGGGGTAAGTTGCCTTTCATCATCAAGCTGGGTAATCTGGCAGTACATACAGAGCGGAGTGTGCAGCCCAGCGATGCCCTTGCTTCCTTAAAAGGATTGTTCGAGTTTGTCCAGTGGATCGATTATTGTTACGGTTCTGATTATCAGGAACGTGTCTTTGATGAAAATCTGATTCCTACTGAAAAAAAAGCAGTAGATACTCGGAAAATCAAAGAGCAGGAAAGCCTGCTGGATGAAAAAGAAGCTGAGCTTGAAGCGCTGCGCAAACAAATTGAGCAGATGTCCGCCCAATATACTGCTGAGAAAGAGAAGCATAAACAGGAGCGATCTTTCCAGCCGGAAGATTTGTCTGAGTTCCAGACGCGGAAAATTTATATTGACGTAGATTTGAAGTTTATGGGCTGGAAATTCACCGGTACCGATGCAGATGTGCAGGAGGAATATCCTGTACAGGGTATGGCCGGTGTAGTGGGCCAGATGGGCTACTGCGACTATGTGCTGTTTGGCAAAGACGGCCTTCCGCTGGCAGTGATTGAGGCCAAACGCACTAGCAAAGATCCTAACATTGGGCGGAAGCAGGCAGTTCTATATGCGGATTGCTTGGAACGGAAATTTGGTCGCCGTCCGATGATGTTCACTACGAACGGTTTTGAAACTTATTACTGGGACGACCAGTCCGGCCCCCAGCGCAAGGTCAGCGGAGTGTTCAGCAAGGAAGACTTACAAAAGCTGATGAACCGCCGCGCTGAACGGCAAGACTTGATGAGTATTCCCATCGATGATAAAATCACAGATCGCTACTACCAAAAAGAGGCTATACGGGCTGTTTGCGGGCAGATTGAACAGGGCTTCCGCAAGCATCTTCTGGTAATGGCAACTGGTACGGGAAAAACGAGGACAGCCTCCAGTTTGACGGATGTGCTCAGCCGCGGCAAGTGGGTCACGAATATTCTTTTCCTGGCTGACCGCACCGCGTTGGTCAAGCAGGCGAAGGATGACTTTAAGCGGTATCTGCCGGATATGTCCCTCTGCAATCTGTGTTCCAACAAGGATGACCGGAACGCCCGCATCGTGTTCTCCACCTACCCTACTATCCTCAACGCCATCGATGATACGAAATCTAAAGATGGCCGCCAGTTGTTTACTCCGGCGCATTTTGACCTGATTATTATTGATGAAAGCCACCGGAGTATTTTCAAAAAGTACCGGGCGATTTTTGAATACTTTGATGCTTTGATGGTTGGCCTTACCGCTACGCCGAAAACGGATGTAGATCGGAACACCTACGATTTCTTTGAAATGGAACATGGTGTTCCGACTTACGCCTATGATTATGAAACGGCGGTCTACCAAGACCATGTGTTGGTACCATACTATAATTATGAGGTCAAAACAAAGTTTTTGGATGAAGGCATTACCTACGACGACCTGTCTGACGAAGACAAAGAGCGTTACGAAGATGACTTCATTGAAGATGGCATGATGCCGGATTTTATCCCGTCCACAGCTCTGAACAAATTTGTATTTAACGAGAAAACGGTTGACATGGTTTTACAGGATTTGATGGAGCGGGGCATCAAGGTTGCAGGCGGGGACCGGCTGGGTAAAACCATTATCTTTGCACAGAATAAACGCCACGCCGAATTCATTCTGGAGCGGTTTAACAAACTCTACCCTCAGTATCACGGTTCATTTGCCCAGCGCGTGATTTGTGACGATAGTTATGCTCAGACCATCATAGATGATTTCAAACAGCCGGAAAAGGAGCCGCATATTGCTGTGTCCGTGGATATGATGGACACAGGTATTGATGTGCCGGAATGCGTCAATCTGGTGTTTTTTAAGAAGGTGCGCTCCAAGGCAAAGTTTTGGCAGATGATTGGCCGTGGCACCCGTTTGTGTAAGGGCTTATCCTGCGTAGATCAGATTGATGGAGTATATACGGATAAACGGCGCTTCTTAATTTTCGATTACTGCGGCAATTTTGAATATTTCCGGGAACACAAGGAAGGATATGAAGCCAGGGAAACAAAGACATTGTCGGAGAATATTTTCGGCAAGCAGATTAAAATTTCTATGGCTTTGCAAGAAAGCACCTTTGCAGGAGAAAACTACCAGACGTGGCGAAACGAACTTGTTGAAACCTGCCATAAACAAGTTACAGCGTTGAACCCAGAGTTGATTTCCGTAAAACTACGGATGCAGTATGTGGAGAAATATAAAAAGCAGGACGCCTTTCTTTCTATCGGTGAGGGTGACAAAGGCGAGTTGCTGACGCAGATTGCACCGCTTGTTCAATCGGAAGAAACGGATGAATTCGCCAAGCGTTTTGATAACTTTATGTACGGGCTGATATTGGCACATATTGAACAGATGCCTGCTTTCAAGTATGCCAAAAAGCAGTTGTGTGACACTGCTTCGCTGCTGGAGCGCAAGGCGAATATTCCGCAGATTAAGGAAAAGCTGCCGCTTCTACAGGAAATCCATACCGATGTCTTTTGGGACGCTAATGATATTCTGCTGTTTGAAAAGGTTCGGAAAGAGCTTCGTGGTTTGATTCGTTTTTTGGACGAAGATGACGGAGGGCAAAAACGTATTATTACCAAACTTACTGATCCAATTATAGATAGCCAGGAAGGGGTTCAGCTGGATACAGCGTATGACTTTGAAGACTACCGTGCCAAAGTAAACCGCTATGTCAATGAGCACGGAAATACGCTGGCTATTTACAAGCTGACCCACAATATTCCGTTGGCTGCGGGCGATTATCAGGAGCTGGAACGAGTGCTGACAAGTGAGCTTGGAAGCAAAGAAGATTATAAACGGGAATTTGGTGATACACCTTTTGGGTTGCTGATTCGCAAGATTGCCAAGTTGGACCACGAGGCGGCTATGCAGGCATTTTCTGCCTTTATTAACGATCAATCCTTAAATCAGAAGCAGATTTCCTTTGTAAAAAAAATCATCAATCACATAGAACTGAATGGGTATATGGAAAATGTTTCAGAACTTACAAAACCGCCATTTGACAAACCGGTTAGCTTTATTAAGCTGTTTGATGCGAAGACTAGAACCGCATTGATAGCAACTATAAATCAGATTCGTGAGAATGCGGTTCAGATAGTAGCATCATAACAGTGAAACAGCACACAGATTTGAGGTCAAATAAGCTGTTAAATCTGTGTGACGGTTTCATGTTCGGGCAGGAAAAATCCAATAGCCCCAGATGGGATAGATGGCCTCCGCACGAACATAAAGGGGTGTCCAGAGGGGCATAGCCCCTTTGACTCTGGGTTTCCAATAGGGGCGAGTAGCATCCCTGTTGGCACACGACTTTCCTTCGGAAAGTCTAGTGTGTTATACCTTTGTGGAGCAGATGGCCGCCGGAATTGTAGCACGCCCCGGAAAGTGCGGCTACAGTTGCGGCGTTCTGGCGGGAAAGGTTGCCCCTTCTGGGGCAGCATAAGTGACAGAAAAAGGCTGGCAGGCGGGGCGAATATGCACTGTCTGCCAGCCGTGTCATCTGCGGAACAAAGGTATATCAAAGCCCCCGTCAGCCGCTGCTTACTATCGTATCAGAACCACCACGGCAGTTTCCCACGCAAACTGTCCATCGCCTCGCCCTCAACCTTCTTTGTCCGGCTCTCACTCAAGTGGAAATGGAGTGCCGCGCCAATCAGTGGGTGCTCGATTCCATCGGTAAACCCATAGCGGTACAACAGATAGGTCTGCTCTCTGGCTGTCAGCTTGTCCAGCGCCGCATACAATTCTATCAGCTGCTCTTTTTGGATATAGATTTGCTCCGGCGTTTGGGTGTGAGGGTCGGCTATGGCTTCGATCCGCAGCATCCGTTCATCCTCTGAGAGAACGTCATCCAGATATACTCTCTGGACGCCGGGGCCGTCTTTCTTATCCACCATCCGTTGCTCAAACTGCGCGAAGGCGGCGCGGATGCAGTTTGTCATGGCGTTGCGGACTGCCGGTGCTGCATAGGTCAAAAATTTCATGCCACGTTCGGCGTCAAACAAAGGGATCGTGTTCAGCAGGCCGATACTTCCCTCCTGCACCAAATCATCTAAATCAATTCCAATATCATTTTCATCCAGCCCCATGCTCCGGTATTGTTCCAACGCCATTTTTCGGATGAAACCCAGATTGCTTTCCAGCAGAATATCGCGGGCAGCCGTATCCCCTGCCTGCGCCAGCTTGCACAGCCGCTCATTGCTCAGGGCCGGCATTTTGTTTCTCCTGCGCGTGGTCTAAGGTGGATTGGAGAAATTCCGTCAACGCCTGACCAAACTTGTCCAACGCTTCCTTTTGCACACCGTCCATCCCTGCCGCGCTCTGGGTGACAGCGGCGGAAATCATTTCTGGCGTGATGGTCGGTGCCTGGACATCCTGGCCTTTTGTCAACTCGGAGAACATCTGCTGGGTGATGCCCTTGGTCAAGGTTTGTGCCGCCGTAAAATCGTTACCGATTTCTTTCTTCACTTCCCGCAGTGCCGCCATGAAAGTATTCTGTATCATCGTCAGGTCTGCCTGATAGACAGGGACTTTCTGCCGGTTGACAGTTCTGGCAGCCTGCACAGCGGCATCCGTCTTCACATTCCGGCGCAGCATTGCGCTAAGGGTAGTAAGCATCTGGTTTTGTCCGGCGAAACCAGCGGCCAGCGTATCATCAAAATATTGCTCGATCATGTAAGTGACTTCTGCAAAGCGCGGGCTTTCCAACAGGCGGTTGACAATTTCAGCATTGGCTTTCCCGGTGTACAGATTCCGTGCCGCCTGCACCGACAGGCCCAGTTCTTCAATATCAAAATTTGTCCGGTCGGGTGTATTGACTTCCCCCAGCAGGAAATCTGTGGAGACTTCAAACACTTTCGCAATACGGAGCAAATGTTCTGTGCTGATTTTATCGGTCTTACCGCTCACAAACCGGCTGATGGCGCTTTCGGTGCTGCCGATGCGGGTCGCCAGCTGTGCCTGGGTAATTTTATGTTCCTTCATAAGCTCCTGCATCCGCTGCCGGATATTGCCGGGCAGATAGGCTCCCTCCATGTGACACACACCTCTTTCCTGTAAACTCTCTGCTTTCATTATACCTTATAAAACCAGCGTGGGCAAATGCTTTCCGCTGGTCTCGCCGCTCTGATGTCTTGCATTTTTGCAAGATTTCAGGGCGGCATTTTTTCGTTTCTTGCACTTTTGGCGGATTTTTCGGTCTATAGGCTTTTTCCCCGTATATTCAGGCAGACGGGCAGATACCGTCAATAAATGATGGAGGGCAAAGCCTATGAATTTGTTTGAAACTGTAAAATCTGCTGTCACTGTGAAGCAGGCCGCCGAGCACTACGGCTGCAAGGTCAACCGGGGCGACATGATCTGCTGCCCCTTCCACGATGACCTGCATCCCAGCATGAAGCTGAACAGGGATTATTTCTATTGCTTTGGCTGCGGGGCTACCGGGGATGTGATTGATTTTGTGGCGCGGCTGTTCGGCCTGAGCAGCTATGAGGCCGCAAAGAAGCTGGCCTATGACTTCGGCATCGATCCGGACAAGCCCCCGGCAGCTGTGGCGCTGAAAAAGCCCTATCCGCTGGCGCGGGCTTTCCGTAACGATGAGATGCATTGCCTGCGGGTGCTCTGCGATTATCTGCACCTGTTGGAACGCTGGAAGGTCGAGTATGCGCCGCAGTCACCAGAGGACGATCCAGACGACCGTTTCGTGGAGGCGTGTCACATGATCGAATATGTAGATCATTTGCTGGACGTGCTCATGTATGCGGAACTGGAGCAGCGAGTAAAGGCGGTAGATATGCTGCTGAAGGACGGCACTATCACCGCGCTGGAGCGGCGGCTCAAACGTCTGGAAAAGGAGGTGCAGCACCGTGGCGAAGAACGAGCAATCGCGTGAGGCCAACCAGCCAGTCTGGTTTGACGGTAAGAGCATCAATGAAGCCCTGTTTTGTGATGATTTTCTCAGCAGACATAAAATCATCTACACAAACGGGGCTTTTTTCACGCCTGATGGACGCGTGACCGATGAACTGCCGCTGCGTGGAGAAATTTTTGAGGAACTGAAATGCTGCGCGGTCAGTAATATCCCGCGCAAAATCAGCAACATTGTGGAGCTGATGAAGCTGGCCGCACTGGCGGAAGATTTCCCGCCGGAAACCAACCGCATCCATCTGGTAAACGGCACACTGCTTCTGGATGGCACTTTTACAGAGGGCAAGCCGGAAATCGTGCGCTGTCGTCTGCCAGTGTCCTATAATCCCGAAGCACCCGCGCCGACCCGCTGGTTGGCCTTTCTGGATGGGCTGTTGTACCCGGAGGACATTCCCACGTTGCAGGAATATATCGGCTACTGCCTGATTCCCAGCAACAAAGGCCAGCGGATGATGGTCATAAAAGGTAACGGCGGTGAGGGCAAAAGTCAGATCGGCGCGGTGTTGTCCGCCCTGTTCGGGAGCAACATGAAGGACGGCAGCATCGGTAAAATTTCCGAGAACCGTTTTGCCCGCGCTGATCTGGAACACATTCTGCTGTGTGTGGATGATGATATGCGGATGGAGGCCCTGCGGCAGACCAACTATGTCAAATCCATCGTCACCGCACAGGGCAAAATGGATTTGGAGCGTAAAGGCAAGCAGAGCTATCAGGGATGGATGTGCGCCCGGCTGCTGGCGTTCAGCAACGGAGATTTGCAGGCCCTTTTCGACCGCAGCGATGGCTTTTACCGGCGGCAGCTGGTGCTGACCACCAAAGAGAAACCTGCCGACCGTTTGGATGATCCCGACCTGGCTGAGAAGATGAAGGCCGATGTGGAGGGCATTCTGCTGTGGGCTTTTGAGGGATTGCAGCGGCTGATAGCGAACAACTTCAAGTTCACCGAGAGCCAACGCACCAGAGAGAACCGGGAGGCCGTCAAGCGGGATAACAACAATGTGTTCGACTTTCTGGAATCCGAGGGCTATATCCGGCTGAAAGCCGATGCTTCCATCAGCTCAAAGGATTGCTATGACATTTACCGGATGTGGTGCGAGGAAAACAGTCTGACTGCACTCAAACGCCGCAGTTTCAGCGATGCGCTGGTGGCAGCCTGTAGCAAGTACAATCTGGAACACTGCAACACGATCACCAATTCGGCAGGACGCCGGGTGTGGGGCTTTATGGGGATCGAGGCAGTGGCAAGACCGCATATAAACGAGTTTACGGACGCTTCACAGTGTACGTACGTACCGGAAGACTGGCGGGATTGATTTCCGCTCTGGTCGCCGGTACGTATGTACGCAGCGATTAACCCTATTACCCTATATATTGTAGAGGTGCTTCATTTGGATAAAGTGGTCGTGCCCATTTTGGGTACGACCAGAACAATGCAAATATTCTCGGTTTTGTGATGTGAAGTGGTCGGTGTCATTTTGAACCCGACCACTTTAGCGAAGCAAAGTAGTCATGGACATTTTTGTCCGCGTCTAAAACAGTCAAGGGAAAGCGGTGATTTTGCAGGCATATTTTAGAGCAATCTCAAAACGGCGAAATGTTTCTCTTTTATCCGTATACAGTTCGCCGGATGGCGGCTCACGGAACGACGTACAGATTGCAGCATTTTGTGACAATACAGCCCGAACAGTGAAAAGCCCCACATTTCTGCGAAGTCGAATATTCCGCCGTTGACCACCGATACGCGAGGAATCATTTCTATCGCAAAACAGCACTTACGCAAATTTCACCATTGACCAAAGCCGGTGCGCTCCCCAGCGCAGCCGGTTCTTTTTATGACGCAACCGAAAATCATGTTTTAGCTGTCAAGTGACAAAGAGTGTCACTTGCGAAAATGGAGGAATATTTTATGAAGTCAAGTATCCGAAACGAAATCAAGGCGCAGATCATCCGCGCCGGTTACACCATGCAGGAAGTCGTTGACCAGCTGCACGATGAATATAGCTGGAGCGACAGCGTATCCAATCTTTCTGGGAAATTGCAGCGGGAATCGCTGCGGTATCGGGAGGCCGTAGAACTGGCTGACGTGCTGGGATATGACATTGTCTGGCAGAAACGGAGGGATTGAGCATGGAAAAAGCACAGTACGCGATTATGCGATTTGCAAAATACAAGGGGCCTGAAATCGGCAATATCGAGGCCCATAACGAGCGCACAAAGGAAAAGTACGCCAGCAATCCCGATGTGGATACCAGCCGAAGCAAGTACAACTTCCATCTAGTCAAACCGCCCGGCAAGTACCGGGCGGAGTCAGAGAGGCAGATTGCTGCTGCCGGATGCCGTACCCGGAAAGACAGTATCCGTATGATCGAGACGCTGTTCACTGCCAGCCCGGAGTTCTTCAAGGGGAAAAAACGGGCGGAGATTCGGGAATTTTTCGAGGAAGCCCTGCACTTTCTGGAACAGCATCAATCCAAAGAGACAATCATATCTGCCGTGGTGCATATGGACGAGAAAACGCCCCATATGCACCTTTGCTTTGTCCCTCTGACTGAGGACGGCAGGCTCAGCGCCAAAGACATTATGGGTAACAAGAAGAAGCTGACCTGGTGGCAGGATGAGTTCTGGAAACACATGGTCAAGAAGTTTCCAGATTTGGAGCGTGGCGAGAGCGCCAGCCTGACCGGGCGCGACCACATTCCGCCCCGCGTGTTCAAGGAGATGACCCGACTGACCAAACAGAAGGAAAAACTGGGGCAACTGCTCACTGGCATTACTCCATTTAATGCAAAAAGCCGGGCGGAGGAAATCTGCAAGATTCTGGATACCTATATTCCCAGCGTGGAGAAGATGGACACACTGCTGCGGAAATATGGTGTGGCTTTTACGAAAACAGCATCCGAAAACAAAAAGCTGAAAACGAAAAATGCCGAGCTGGAAGAATCTCTTGCATCGGCGCAGAAAGTTAGTGCGTTGAAGCAAATCGAAGATTTCAAGCTGCGGCGCGACTATGACAGTGCCGTGGCGATATTGGAGCAGATACCGCCAGAAGTATTGGAACTTTATAAACACCCGCACAAAAAAGAAAGGGAAACTGCCTATGATAGATGAGTGGAGCGGTTTTGCAGACCTGCTGGCCAACCTGATTGAGAAGTACGCTTCGGAGTTGGATGTCGAGAATCTGCCCGCTCCGGCGGTTCCGCTTGAGGACCAGGACGGCGCGGCAGCAGATAAAAAAGAATCTGTTTTCAAGCCGGAAGCAGTTGCAGGCAAAATTGCTGCATGATATAATAGACGTGATGCAAGAGTCCAAACAAGAGGGCGACGGCCATTTTCTTCGCTCTCTTGAAACATAGAAAATGTAATCGGATAGGAGCGTGAACAAATGGCGGAAGACAAGAATAGACCGGACCAGAGCCAGGGCGAGATTGTAATTTATCAGGCCGAAGATGGACTCACAAAGGTAGAGTGCCGGTTTGTAGATGAAACCGTTTGGCTGACACAGCAGCAGATGGCGGAACTGTTCCATACATCTAGAAGCAACATTGTGGAGCATATCGGCCACATCTATGAAGAAGGCGAACTGGATGAGACTTCAACCTGTCGGAAATTCCGACAGGTTCGAATGGAGGGCAACCGGCAAGTAACCAGAGAGCTGCCTTTCTATAATCTGGACATGATCATTTCTTTGGGGTACAGGGTAAAATCCCTGATTGCCACCCAGTTTCGCCGGTGGGCCACGGAGCGCCTGAAAGAATATATGATCAAGGGCTTTACGATGGACGATGAGCGCCTGAAAAATTTGGGCGGTGGCAACTATTGGCGCGAACTGCTGGAACGGATTCGGGACATTCGTTCTTCGGAAAAAGTGATGTATCGTCAGGTGTTGGACTTGTACGCTACCAGTGTAGACTATAACCCCAGAAGTGCGGAATCTGTTGCGTTTTTCAAAATGGTGCAGAACAAGCTCCATTATGCGGCGCACGGACATACGGCTGCGGAAGTGATCTATGAGCGGGCCGATGCAGATAAGCCGTTTATGGGGCTTACCACTTTTTCGGGCGACTTCCCCACGGCAAAAGATATTGGGATTGCCAAGAATTATCTGACAGAGGAAGAACTTCGGGTTCTGAATCAGATGGTATCCGGTTATTTTGACTTTGCCGAGGTACAGGCCATCCGTCACCGGCCCATGTATATGAGCGATTATGTGGAGCAGCTGGACAATATTCTTCGAGCGACCGGTGAAGAAGTGTTGACCCATGCAGGAAAAATCAGTCATGCACAGGCGATGGAAAAAGCGAAAGCGGAATATAAACGCTATCAGGCACAAACTCTTTCTCCTGTGGAGGAGGAATACCTGAAGACCATCAAACAGTTGGGAAAAACGGCTAAGACGGAAGCGGAAAAGCAGGATGATACTTCTAATCCAAGTTAAAATAGCCAATCCAATTTTTCGATTGGCACCACATGAGGAAGAGTACGATGCAGAAAGAGAAGATAAAAGTTTACACCTACACCAGAGTCTCCACCGCTATGCAGGTGGACGGTTACTCGCTGGATGCTCAGAAGGCCAAAATGAAAGCCTACGCAGACTATAACGATTATGAGATCGCCGGCGAATACGAGGATGCGGGAAAGTCCGGCAAGTCTATCGAGGGCCGGGCGCAATTCGGCCAGATGATGGAGGACATCAAATCCGGCAAGGATGGCGTGTCCTATGTTCTGGTGTTCAAATTGTCCCGCTTCGGCAGAAATGCGGCGGACGTGCTTTCTTCCCTTCAGGTCATGCAGGATTTTGGCGTCAATCTGGTCTGTGTGGAGGATGGCATTGATTCTTCCAAAGACGCGGGCAAATTGATGATCTCCGTCCTGTCTGCTGTGGCGGAGATTGAGCGCGAAAATATCCGTGTCCAAACCATGGAGGGCCGTATCCAAAAAGCAAGGGAGGGCCGCTGGAACGGTGGCTTTGCCCCCTATGGGTATCAGCTGGTGGATGGGAAACTGATTATCAACGAGGAAGAAGCGGAGGCGATCCGCGTCATCTATGACCAGTATGTACATACGGATATTGGTGCAAACGGAATCGCTAAATATCTGGAGAACCATGGCATCCGCAAAATCCCCCGGCAGAATGGGAAGAATCCTCTGTTTGACGCACATTTGATTCGCTTGATTTTGAAAAATCCGGTGTACTGCGGGAAAATCGCCTATGGCCGACGCAAGACGGAAAAAGTTCGTGGCACAAGAAACGAATATAAACTGGTGGAGCAGGACAACTATTTGCTTGCAGACGGGCAGCATGAAGCGATTGTTTCAGAAGAAGTCTGGCAAGCGGCGCAGGTGAAGCTGCTGGCACAAGCAAAAAAGTATGAACACGTCAACCGCGGGAAGGACGAGCATGTACATCTTCTTTCCGGCATTGTAAAGTGCCCTGTCTGCGGAGCAGGAATGTATGGGAACAAAAGCATCAAGCACAAAGCGGACGGCACCAAGTATAAGGATTTTTACTACTACGGCTGCAAGCACCGTACCATGATACGCGGGCATAAATGTGACTATAAAAAACAGATTCGGGAAGAACTGCTGGACGATGCTGTAGCAGAAGTCATTGTAAAGCTAGTGAGCAATCCGAAGTTTGCTGCCATGATGCAGGAAAAAATCAACATGAAGGTGGATACTGCCGCCATTGACCAGGAGATTGCAAATTACGAAAAGCAGCTTCGCCAGCACTATTCCATCAAATCAAAGCTGGCAGAAGAAATTGACTCTCTCGACCCGGATGACCGGCACTATGTGCGGCGCAAGGCTGATCTTGATGACCGCCTTTACAGGATGTATGATAAGATTGAAGATACAGAATCGTCGCTGATTGCTGCCAGAGCTAAAAAGCAGGCCATTGAAGCAGAAAAGCTGACCGGCGACAATATCTATAAAGTTCTGATTTATTTTGAGAAACTGTACGGCGTGATGAACGATGTGGAGCGGCGTCAGCTGATCGAGGCGCTGATCTCGGAGATACAGATTTACCCGGAGCGGCAACCTAATGGACAGTGGCTGAAATCCATCAAATTTAAGCTGCCTATCATTGAGGAAGATATGAGCATCAGTTTGGACAATGAAGAACAAGTTGAGACGGTAGTTTTGATGTCACGGGTGAAAGACTAACCGCTGAAAAAGTGCCGTATTTCTGGGCTTTTCGTGCATCTGACCGTCAGCGGCGGGGAGCGAAAATGGCCGCAAAAACGCTTATGTGGGAACATATCAAAGGAAATGTTCGGAGGGTTGAGTAGGCGGTTTAGATGTCATGGGGCTGAGTTAGTGGTTTAGATGTTTTTGCAGTAGGGTTGAAGCTGTGGTTTGGATGTTGATTAAGAAGTGAGGACTGAGTATGATCCTTGAAACAGAAAGACTTATCGCAACCGACGAAAATCATGTTGCAAGGTTACACTGTCTGGGTACGATCAAGGCAACGACATCAAAATAGTCATTAGACAGACCAAGGCTCCCACACTGCCATCAGCGGCAGTAAGGGAGCCTTGCTTTAAGCCTCGATATTGATTGTAATGCCGGACTTGAATTCCACGGTGAAGTGATCGTCAAAAACGGTGATCTTTGCAATCAGGCGGCTGACCAGCGTCTCATCAAACTCTGTGATGGTGGAAGGCTGGTTCTTGACGAAATCCTGCAGGCCCCGGATCTGCTTCATCTGTTCATCTTTGATGACGCTGTCTACCTCAGCCTGGCGACGCTGATCCCGGAGTCGGAGAATCTCGTCCGCTATGGCGTCGTAATCATCCTTCTGGTTGATCTTCTTCAAGAGCTCCTTTTGCAGCTTGCTCAGGCGCTCGTCTATGACCTCCGGAGAGAGGACGTCGCCCTGCAGAACCACCGTGGCGATGTTGGCCCGCAGCGTTTGCAGGAAATCATCCTTCTGGCAAAGCACCCGGTTGATGGCGTCGATGACCACCTGCTCCAGAAGTGTTTCGTTCACCGTCCGGCTATGGCAGGCGTGGCCGGTAGCCTCCAGCCGTGAGCAGCAGCGCCAGACGATGGATTTGCAGCCTCTGTTGTTCCAGTGAACGCGCCTGAAAAACTCACCGCATTCATTGCAGATAACAATCTGTGAAAAGCAGTGCTTGCAGGAGTAGCAGTGGCGTTTGCCGTTGTCGCTGGTGTGAACCACGCGTCTGCGGACCAGTTCCTCCTGCACCAGCAGGAAGATGTCCTTCGGAATAATCGGTTCATGGTCGCCCTCCACGTAGTACTGCGGGACGGTGCCATTGTTCTTGATGCGCTTTTTTGTCAGAAAATCTGTGGTGTAGGTCTTTTGCAGAAGCGCGTCACCGATGTACTTCTCATTCCGGAGAATCTTGTTGATGGTGCTGGTGTGCCACTTGGTCTTGCCTGCGCCGGTGAGAATGCCGTCCGCCTCAAGCCCTGCGGCGATTTTATCCATGCTCAGTCCCTGCAGGTATTCCCGGTAGATGCGTCGGACGATTTCTGCCTGCTCCGGCTCGATGACCAGATTGCCGTCAGCGTCTTTGGTGTAGCCGAGAAAACGGTTGTGGTTGATCTGCACCTTGCCTTGTTGGTAGCGGTATTGGATGCCGAGCTTCACATTCTGCGAGAGGCTCTGGCTTTCCTGCTGGGCAAGGGACGCCATGATGGTAAGCAGCACCTCGCCCTTGGCGTCCATTGTGTTGATGGACTCTTTCTCGAAGAAAACCGAGATGTTCAGATCCTTGAGCTCGCGAATGTATTTCAGGCAGTCCAGCGTGTTGCGGGCAAATCGGCTGATTGACTTGGTGATGATCATGTCGATGTTTCCGTCATGGCATTCTTCGATCATGCGATTAAACTCGTCACGCTTTTTGGTGTTTGTACCTGTGATTCCGTCGTCCGCGAATATGCCTGCCAGCACCCATTCCGGATTCTTGGAGATATATTCGGTGTAGTGTTCAATCTGGGCCTCGTAGCTTGTGGCCTGCTCATCGCTGTCAGTACTGACACGGCAGTACGCTGCGACTCGGAGCTTTGGCTTCTCAGCTTTTTTGATGTTGTTCCCGACCTGTCTTTTTGCCGGGATGACCATTACATTTCCCATCAGCTCACCTCGCTATCGATCAGGCTGTAAATGTATTCGGCCTGCGTTACCGGGTTATCGAAATGTTTCTTAATGTCCCGGATCGTAAAAATGGTCGGAGCCGTGAGCACTTTTTCCTTCGGTGTGCGATTCAGTCTGCCAAGGGCAGCAGCGCGCTTCACAAGCTCCACCTGTGCATTCTGGAAGACCATCTCATCGATGATGGCCGGATAGAAATCATCACCGATGTAGTGCTGCGTTTTTAACAGGCGCTTAGCGGTTCCGTGGTAGGTGTCGATTCCGGCTTTAGCGGCAGCGTCTTTCAGGCTCAGCCCAGAAAGGTAATTCTCATAGAGCTTTCGGAGCTTACCGGCTGCGTCTTCGTCGATTACCGCGATACCGTTTTCAATCCGGTATCCGAATGGTGTATGCCCCATGTATTCACATCCTTTCCTTAAGCGTAAGTCCGCATTTTAATTCAAAGGCAATCTCCTCGCGGGAAAGCACTTTGATGCAGGTTACGGTATTTTCAAACAGCGCTTCATCGAAGTCTGTCAGCATGGCTGCTTTTTCTACATAGCGCAGAAGCTCCTTTGCTGCCGTGACATGTGCACCGTCGCCGCCGATGGCTTTGCTGAGCGTATCCATCTCTTGGCGGTAGCGGTCTGCCTGTGATAAAAGCGTGTTGTTTTCTTCGTTGTAAAGAATCTGGTCGATGTATCCCTGCGCCATCAGCTTTGTAAGGGTTTCACGCTGCTCGGCATTTTCCAAGAGCAGAGTCTGGATTTGCTGAATCCGGCGCATAGGTGCATTGGTACAGCCATTTTGTAATGTTTCCACATAAGGCTTCAGGACTATGCTGTGGGCGAAAATCAGCTTATTGATCATCGTCACAAATGCTGCCTTGACCGTGTCGTCACGGATGTACTTTATAGAACAGCGGCTCTTGTCCTCAATGTGGGTGTTACAGCACCACGCGGCATATTTATGTGTCGTGGTAGAGTGTATCCGGCGCTTAAAGGTATCACCGCACTCACCGCAGACAATCCTGCCGGAAAAGCAGTAGCGGCTTTGATACTTTTCGCTGCCCTTGATGATGCCTTTTTCCTTGCCGCGCTGTGCGATCAGTGCGTTTGCCGCCTCAAATACCTCACGGCTTATGATGGCTTCGTGATGATCGGACATCGCGTACCGGTCTTTCTGGCCGTAATTGATGTGGCGGTTGAATTGCGAATCGGTGTAGGTTTTTTGAAAAATCACATCGCCGGTGTATTTCTCGTTGCTGACCATGCCGCGCACTGTTGTAGGCGTCCAGCGTCCTCCCTTTTTGGTGGGTATGCTGTTTGCATTCAGCTCGTCCGAAATGGCGTGCGTGCCTTTGCCGGAAAGCACCTGTTTAAAAATCCAGCGTACCGTCTCGGCTTGTTCAGGATTTATGACCATCTGCTCGCCATCCCAATTGTAGCCGTAGGGCGGATAGCTGAGTTTGAAGGTGCCATTCTTGAATCGTCGCTGTATGGACCATTTGTTATTCTCGGAAATGGATGTAGACTCCCCCTCGGCCATGCTGCTTAAGATGGCGAGAAAGAGCTCACTTTCCATAGAGCTTGTGTTCAGGTTTTCCTTCTCGAAATAGATCGGAATGTCCAGTTCGAGTAGCTTGCGGACCATCTCCAGACAGTCCGTGGTGTTCCTTGCAAAACGGCTGATGGATTTTGTGATTACGAAATCGATCTTACCGGCCTTGCAGTCTGCGATCATCTGAAGCAGCGCAGGTCGCTTTTCTTTCTTGGTTCCGGAGATGCCTTCGTCAAAATACAGACCGGCAAACTCCCAATCCTCACGTCCATTGATGTAGTTTTCATAGTGAGTTTTCTGCGCATCAAGACTTTCAAGCTGTGCGTCGCTGCCTGTGGAAACGCGGCAGTAGGCTGCCACTCGGAGGACCTTGGCGGTGGATTTTTTCTTGACGTCTCCACCTAATCTCGTGACCCTTTTCACGGTTTCACCTCCCTTCGGTAGTGTCTATCTATCACTCTAAAAGCACTATTTATCAAGTCATTTTCGGCATAATCTCGGCCAGAAACGGAGAGAAAGATCTCCGGTTCAGAGCTGTTAATTTGTCGAATTGTGACAAGGAAATAAGTCCAGCATCCAGCATGGTTTTCGCAATGGTCTGGGCTCTGTAATAATCCATATCACGTTGGAATTGTTCCTCGGTAAAGAAGTGATCCGTACTAACTCCATCAAGGGCAGCGGCAAGGTCAGCATCGGGTAATGTTATCTGTGTCATGGGTATATCCTCCAGTCCGAGAGGGTTTCTCTCACTTTCCACTGGAGGCGGTGGACCTGTTTTGACGAAGGTAAGCATAAAAAAAGAGGCCCACAAAGGAATAATCCCTGATGGGCCCAAAGAACGTAACCGTATTTAGTTCGGGAGCTTCAGCTTCTGTCCACTGTAGATGATTGTGGAGGTCAGGCCGTTTAAGGTCATGATCTCTGGATAACGACTGCCTTTGCCGAGGAAGCGCTGTGCGATTCCCCAGAGAGAGTCACCTTTGACTACCGTGTATTCCAGATAGGTTACGGCTTTCTGATCAGGATAGATGCGAGTGCCATCATTGGAAAAAACATAGAAGCCGGGATTATCGTCTGCCTGTTTCTGGGCGTTAGCCAGCACGCGGTATGCGCCGAGCTGCGACTTTGTATCGGACCAGCTTTTGCGCACGCGGTAATATCCTGTGATGAGTTTCTCCGGGAAAGTGGCACCGGCATATTTGTCGTAGTAGGTCTGTCCATATCCGGCACGCTTCGCCTGAACAGAAGCACCTTGATCTGCAGGACGTTCATATTGCGTCAGTACCGCCGTGGAAGCGTCTGTGACGGAGGTTGCCGCTTGCAGCGTTTTCAGAAGCGCTTTGTATCCTTCCGAGAGCTCCTTCCAGATGAAGGCAAGCTGTATATCAAGATCACCGATGGATTTGCCGGACGCCTTGGCATATTCCTGAAGGGCCTGCTTGCGTGACCAGTAAGTCCACTGCGCAAGGCCATATCCGGCAGAGTCCTTGACGAAATTGGTGTAGGAGCCGTCATCGACCTTTGCGGTATATTGTGTATCTGAAAGGCCCAGCTTCTTTTCGTAGGTATTCTGCAGATTATTCGGTCTCAATGCCGATTCCGCATAGAGGTTCCCCATCAAACCAGCTGCGCCGTAGGCATTGCCAATCTTGCCGTAAAGGTAATCCCAGATGGCTTTCTCGTTGTCAGTTGCAGCGGCGGGTTCCGTTGTCGCCGTACTGCCTCCGAGCGCAGCCGTCACCTTGCTGGCCAGATCGCCCATCCTGGCATACATCCAGTTTCCGGGGCAGGACTTGTTGGCAAACCAGCGATGCACCGTCAGCACCATTTCATCGGACTTCGGCTCATAAGAGAGCGTCTTGTCCTTATCGCCAAACCACAGGAGCTTCTTCTTGCCGTTTCTCTTGCAGATATCCACGCAAAGAGTGATCAGCTTCTGGTAAACCACATCCTTAAAGGCATACGGCTCTGTGGTATCGGACGCACACTCGATGGTGACGGCCCGCTGATCGTTGGCACTGGAAGAAGAACACCAGGAGCGATTTTTCTCCTCCACATACATACCCACACGACCGTCCACGCCGATGCCATAGTTGCAGCTTGCCTGTCTGGATGTGGGCAGAAAGATACTGCCGAGTGTTTCCACCGAGCATTGCCCCACCACACAGTGGGGCGTGATGCGGTCGATGGAGTGTGTCCTTTGCCCGGAGTGGTTGGGGCTGAGTTTCGTATAAGATGCCAATGAACTGTTTGTGTAAGCCATAATCATTCGTCCTCCTTTTCATTTTCCGCTCTGTCATGGAGCTGCTCCAGCACTGCCTTCAGCTTTTCCGGGATGGGCAGTCCAAGGTGTGCGGCGTTCTCGATGATGCTCACGCCCTCGTTGGACAGATAGAAGAAAATCACTGCCGTGCGAAGCACAGAACCCGTACCGATGACCTGCACATCAAGGATGTGGGCAATTCCCACCAGCAGGAAAATCAGTACCTTCCGGCAGATTCCTTTAAATCCCACCTGACTGTTGAGCTTCTTGTTCGATACGGCGCACATTACGCCCGTGATGTAGTCTGCCACCGCAAACACCACCAGGGCGATGATCAGCCCGTCATTGCCGCCAAGGAAGTAGCCAAGCCACCCTCCCACAGCGGTGAACACCATCTGGATCACATTCCAAAATTCCTTCATGTTGGTAACCTCCGTTTCTCTTGGTTTTGTGTATGAAAAAAGCGGCCGCTCCGAAAAGCAGTCGCTGATTTCAAAAAGATTAAATTGTTAAATCTGCTTCGGCAGCCATTCCCACAAGCGCATATCCTCCTGCCCCAAAGACCACATACACATTCCCCGGAGCTTCCAGCGGTACGCCGCCTGGTTCGCCCAGTAGACCAGAGAATCCACGTCCTGGTAGTAGAGGATGGAAAAGCCGTCCGCGTCTCCAAGGAACAGCCGGGAGATCCAGATGTTGATGTCCTTTGGTATGACCTTCGCCGTGTAGTTCCCGCCGCAGGAAATCTCTAAAAGGTCGGAATGGAAGAAATCATAATCCAGGGAGATGTCCTCGCTCCGGGTAGAGGTTTCCTCCACATCGGAGGTCAGCGTGAACACCTGGAACTCCTCATCCCAGGTGCAGTTGGAACGGCTAATCCTGCCGTAGCTTTTGATGCTGCCGTCCGGCATCTCCACATCAAACCGCTCATACGGCTCGTAGGTCCAGGCGTCCCCCAGACGCAGAAGTTCACATACGGTCGTGTTGTCCGAGCGGTACCCGGCGTAGCCCCCGGAAAAACCGCTGGCTGTCGCCGTGAAGCGCAGGGTGTAGGAAGAACCGGAATACACCCGCACCCGGTTCCCACGGACACGCATTTCCACCGTGTACATGGTAGGATTGCCCCGCAGGTCTGCCGATGAAGTCCTTGCGATCTCCTGGCTGTAGCTGCCAAGGAGCGTGGAACCATTGTACAGTTCCACCGCCTGGGTATCGAAGTTTAAGCAGCAGAACAGGCTGCCGCAGAATACGCCGGCCCGTCCGCTCCCGTTTGCCGGGAAAGCCAGCCTGGCCCGCAGATGCAGTTCCGAAAAGCCGTCATACTGCCACGCAAGCTCCCCATACCCTTCCAGCTGGGAGTAGACACGCTCCATCGAATATTCATCCGACCGCCACACCTCGAAGGAGCCGGAGCGCACCGTCCAGTAATCCGTCTCCAGCACGCCGTAATCCTGGAAGTCCTCATACCAGATGAGCGCCGAGTCCGGCTTCCTTCTGAGCATCTCCAGCGTCAGCTTAAAGCCTTTATCGGGTACGGCCATATTGCCGTCCACATCCTTAAAACTCCTGGGCGCAAGGGCGAAGGTGGCCTCCCCGGCGGTAGGTTCCTCGGAAAAGGCGGAACAGACGCGGAAGCCGTAAAACTGAACGCCTTTGACATCCACCGAAATGGTGATGGTGTGCGTCCCCGCGGAGAGGGACACGCCGGCTGAGAGGGATGTCCAGAAGGTACTCCGCCAGTACGGCCACCACAGGCGGCTTTCCGTGAAGTGCTTTGTGCTGCCGTCCAGCGCCGCATAGATGCCGTTCTTATCCCAGAAGGGATAGCAGAGCCGCACCGCCACATCGTAAGTTCCCGCTGCGTTCACCGTAAAACTGTAGGTCACCGAGCCGTTATCGCCCAGGGTTGCGATGCCGTTTTCAATGGAGACAATGCCGGACGCGCTGGAGTAGCCGTCAGCGTCCCGGTCGATGAAAATAGTTCCGAACTCGGTTTTCTGCTCCTTGCCGTAGGCAGTCAGGTAGCGCCTGCGGTTGTATGTGTCCGCAAGCTGAGGGTACTCGCGGGAAACTGCGTCCGCTCCTTCCATGTAATCGTAGACATGGGGAAAGGCGTAAGGCACCTTGTCATAATCATCCCAATAGGCCACGATAGGGAGAAAGGGCTGGGGCGGCGCGTCACCTGTGAAGTTGTACGCTCCCGTCATCCAGTACCTCGCGGCGTAGTAGGTGTTGGAAACGCCCCGGTAGGTCTCGCCCAGGTTCTCCGGCGTATCGTAAATCTGCCAGTTCCAGCCGTAGGCCGGCATTCCCAGGAAAATCTTATCCGGGTCCATGACCCGGGTGGCGTAATCGTAAATGCCCTCCAGCCAGCTTCTCGGAGAAACCGGCCCCGGCGCGGAGCCTGCCCAGGCCATGCCGTAGCTCATAATAGACGCCGTGTCACAGCAGGAGTCGAGGTCCCCATAGACACACCAGTTCTCGCCGCCCACCGAGCCGTTGACGCTGGTCATCCCTGGCAGGCAGATGTTCATGTGCTTCGTGGCATCGTAATTCTTTACCGTATTGTAGATGTTCTGGAACATGGCGGTTGACGCGGCATGGGTGGAGTAGCCGTCCCCTCGTTCCAGGTCAATGTCGATGCCGTCACACCAGGGATACTTCTCCATGATGCGGATGATCTCCGAAAGGAACATCTCCTGCGCCCCGTTTGTGTTGTCCCGCAGGGCGCGGAAGATGCTGTTCGCCCCGTCGTTTGCCACCGTCAGCAGCCACTTGATATGAGGCCACTTATTGATGTAGGTGAGCATATCCGAAATCGCCACGCCGCTCTCGTAAATCTCCCCGGTGGCCCGCACCTTAAAGGAGAACAGCCCGATCTGGCTGATGCGGTCGCCGTAGTCCCGGAGGGCTTCGTACATCCGGGCATTGCCCATGAACGTCCATACCATGATCTGTTTGCCTTTCAGTGTGTCCATCAGATCGGCTCACCTCCATCCTGCATTTCCTGCATCTCAAACAGCACCCGCGCCGTTTTCCCTTCCGGGAGCGTCACCTTATGCTTGGAATCCCAGGCGGCGCTGTACTGGTAAAAGCCCTCCTTTTTCTCCGGGCTGCCGTTTCTGGTGCATTCCCGTGTGGATGCCAGGAGAGCAAGGTCATCTTCCGCATTCATGGCATTGGGGAATACCGCTATCTGGCCGCCCACACCCTGCGCAAGTTTGACCGAGCCGCCCTCCATATCCGACTTGGGGTAGAGATGGACGTCCAGCCCCGCAGAAGTCTGCCCAAGGTTAAAGAGGATGACCGTTTCCTCGCCCCGCACCACGCCGTTGAACCAGACGGGTGCCTTGACCTCGCCGTTCTCCCGGAACTTTTGGAGGAACACCTCGGTATGGGGCGTGTATCCCGTCAGCGCCGGTCCTTCTTGGAGCATCAGGTCGGTAAAATAAATCGTGCCGGAGCAGTCCGTGATGGTAGGCTTCACGGTAACGCTCACGACACGCATATCCTGTTTCCGGTTAATGACCTCCGCCAGCCGGATAAAAGCGATTTTACCCATCCAGCGTCCACTTCATCTCACAGGGATGGCCTACCCATCCCGTGGCCACCGCACCTGCCTGCAGGAGGATGTCCGTGATATAAAGTATCCCGGTGCAGTTGGTGATGCACACCCGCACCGTGATGGACTTGATCCTGGCGGAGTAATTCTCCGGCGTGATCTTGGCGGAGGTAGATGATAAATATGCCATAGCTGCCTCCTAATACAAATCAATGAATCGGCTCTCCGTGCTGCCGTCCTCATACTCAATGACCACTTCAATGCCCACCTGGGCGTCGTCACTCAGCTTCTCCAGATTTTCCGAGCCGATCTGCGCCGACAAAGTGTAACTGGAGCGGTTGGCGGGATAAACGGTCTGGGACAGGCTTTTGGTCATGCCCGCCACGCCCTCCGCCTTGAAAGACGCCGTGCCGGATGCACCGTTTTCGCCGTCCGCTTCAAAGCCGGAACTGACCCAATAGGCAAGCCCGTCATCGGCGCGGGAGTTCCGCAGCAGATTGAACGGCACCATTTCCCGGATATCGTTATTGGACACCATGCTGGTGCCTTCCAGAGAATCCGCCGCATTGTCCCACTGGCTGGCGGAGCTGCCCAGGTTCTTCAGCGTGGTGGAAAGTTCCAGCACCGTGTTCCACGGCTCCTGCAGATTGTATTCCCTGCGGACGATACGGGTAGTAACCGAAAGCCCCAACTCCTTATCCTCCACACGGACGTAATCCCCAAGCTCCCAGGCTTCATGCTCGTAGCCTGTCAGCACGGATAAGTCCATCGCATTCAGCACATAAGAGATAGTGGGTTTTGCATAATCCGCCAGCCGCATTTCAGCATACTCTTTCATCTGATAGGGATTCGTGAAGGAGGAGCAGTCCAGGGTAGAGATACGGATTTCATTGGTATAAGTGAAATCCTCCACATAGGCTTTTCCACCATTGATGTCCGCAAAGGTCATCCCTTCCGCGCCCACAGCGTAGAGCCTTGTCACAAGCTCCCTGGTATCCACCACACGCTGGATGGATTTCATGTTCTTCCTGTAGGCAAACAGCGCGCCGCTGTCCCTGCCGTTTACCGTCAGCAGATGCACCAGACGGTTGGGACAGTCAAAGACCAGGTCGCCGCCGTGGAGGTCTGCTGTATTTCTGAGGATGGACAGGGCATTCTTTTCCGTACTGGTCCAGGTGCGCTTTGTCCGCACCGTCACCGTGCCAACGCTCCACTCGGTGCCCTCTAAGGCGTAGGCCATTGCGGTCTCCGGGTATTCCGCTTCAAAGGTTCTTTCTTCTTTGCGGACAGAGAATGTCAGGTCATAGAACTCCGCCTCCGCATACACCTCGGTCACGGCGCTGCCGTCCGTATCCCTGGTATCGGTGACCGTCCTGACCTTGTACATATCGTCCACGATCTGGATCTTCTTTTCGCTATCGATATACCCCCGCTTGCCATCTCGGTAAGGAATTTTAAAGGAAAGGGTGTCCTCGCCGTTGATCTCGCCCGTGACAATGATGTCGTAGGCATTCTCCAGCACTGCCTCCCAGGCGCCGTTCCTGTCCAGCACCACCGGCCTTGCGTAGCCGATCTTCTCATATGGCGCTTTCGGGATGTCATAGAGCCGGATGTCGATGACCTTCGGCGTCCGGGAAGTATCGGAAGTCGTGAGCGTTACCCGGAAACGGATATATGTGCGGTTGGGAGAAGTCAGCCGCCCGTCTGCCGGGACTGCCGCCCAATCGCTCCAATCGGTGAGGTTGTCACTGGTTGATGTCTCCACAAGGGAAACCGCTGTTGTGCCGGAAATATACTCGTTGGTCACAGACACACGTCCCGTGCCGGAGAGATTGCAGTTAGCCGCCGCTGTGGTCAGCACGCCCTCGGACGGGTACACACCGCCGGATGCCCGGAGCGTGACTGCTCCCGGCTCGGTGATACCGTCCACGCTCCCGGAGGTATCCCCGGCATTCGCCATCAGGGAGGAGCGGAAATAGTCCATCAAATCCTCTGCGGTAAGCTGGGTATCGCAGTCTAAGAACCAGTCGTCCAGCCCTCCGGCATACCAGTAGGAATCGGCGTGCATTCCAAGGATCAGGTCGGCTGTGCAGGAACGGTTCAGTTCCCCGGTAAAAGAGAGCTTCTCCGATGCCCACACCGTGCCGCTGTCGCGGTCGCCCACCACATACTGTGCCGTCTTGTTATCCGGCTCAATAAGACAGGCGATAAAGTACCAGCCGCCGTTTACCAGAGAAAAGGACGGCGTGACCGACTCATCCAGAATCAGGGAGCCGGTATCGTCATAGAGCATGATCCTCGGCCTGCCACGGATAAGGGACAGGTAGAAAATCGGCTGCCCCGGACCGTATCTTGTGTTGAAGATTGGGCAGTAGGTGTTTCCCACAGAATAAGTGGTCGGCGACATCCAGCCGCCGCAGAGGATGCGCTCCCCAAGCTCTGCAAAAATGGTGCCGTCATTGGTAACCTTCAGATAGGTCTGCTCTGTGGAAGGATTATTGATGTTAAAACGGAAGTAATTGCCTTTCTGCCCGCTCCGCATCGATGCGGTGGTTCCGCTCCAGTTGTTAATGAAAGCGGGTCTTTCCGCACCGGAGGAATCCAGGAGATTGTTGTTTTCATCGGGAGCAGACTCATTCATCCGCCAAAGGCCGCCCTTTGCCCACTCGGCCGGGAACTCCCCGGTAAAGTCCGTCTGTTTATTCAGTATCGCCTTTAATGCCATCGCCGCTCACCTCCATCTGCTCCTTGCCTGTATTTCCAGCCCCGCAAATACAGCGTTTGCCGCTGCCACAGAGACTGTATTGCCGCCCACAGAAAGCGTGGGAAAATTCAGCTCCTCCAGATAGGGCAGCCCGTTTCGCACTGTAGTACCGTTTTCATCCTCCACATAGGCAGTCATGCGGTCGGTATCCACCACCAGCGTTTCACCCGCCGCAAGGGAGGCATTGACGATTTTTAGTTCCTGCCCGTTGGTGGCGATGCTGATATAGTTTCCTGCTGCGGAGGTAATTTCTCCCTCAATGCGGTAGATGGGATTGGACTCCATGTTCCCGGTATGACGGGTTATGGAGTGACTGCCCTCCGCCGTGACAGAAAAGTTTTCATCCTCGATGGCGTAGCCAAAGGGGTCAGGGCAGAAAAAGGTCAAATCAAAGCTGCCGGAGGAGCGAAGGAGCCGTTCGCACTCCACCGCCGCGTTCAGCCTCGCCATAAAATATCGGTCCGGCACATCGTCCAGGATGAGCTGCTTCAAGCCGCCCACCGGGTCAAGCCACGCAGCGATATCGTCCAGCGTGGAAACCAGGGCGTGAAAGCTGTGCCTTGGGAAGATGCTGCAGGAGACCACGATCTCCCGATAGTCAAAGTCCGCCCCAAAGTCGGTAACTCCATACTTTCCGGGGACGGTGGTGGTAAAGTTTCGGAGCCGACCGCAAACCTGCCAGGAGGTCAGCCTTGCTTTCAGCCCCATGCTCTTTGAAGTGACGTCATTGTATGAAAAGCCCAAAGCATATCCCTCCTTTATGCCGTACTGAACCGTCCCTGGGCGCGGGAACCGGTCTGGATCAGGTTGTAAAGCTCCTGGGAAATTCTGCGGATATCGTCCTCACTGCGGACAATCATCTGCTGGATGGTGATGAGGGTTCCAAAGGAGGAACTACCCACGCCTCCCATGCTGCCGGAAACAGAGCCGACCGTCCCGCTTGCGTCAAAGGCAAAGTTTGATGGAACCGCCGATTGCATATCTGCTGCCAGCCCGTTCATCACGCCAAGGATGCCGTTGTTTAAGTCCTCTGCGGCACTGATAGCTGCGCCTGCGCCATCCTCGATACCGCCTGCAAGTCCCTGGGTCAGCATATCGCCCACCCACGCCATTTCTCTGGACGGGGAGGAAATGCCGAAGAAGCCCTTGATTTTACTGAGCAGGTTCGAGCAGAAGCCGCTGACCTTGTTCCACAGCCAGCTTGCCGCATTCCCGATGCCGTTCCAGATGCCCTTGATAAGATTCAGGCCAATGTTTGCCATCTGGGACACACCGCCGGCAAAGCCCTTCACAATGGCAGAAATGATCTGCGGCACCGCCTTTACGATTTCCACGATGATTTTCGGAAGATTGGTGATCAGGGCCACAAAAAGCTGTACGCCGGCCAGGATGATCTTATCGATGTTCCCGACAAGGGCGTTGATGATGCTTGTGATGATCTGCGGAATCGCCCCTACAATGGTAGTGATAATGGTGGGCAGGTTCTGAATCAGGGAAATCAGCAGGTTTACTCCGGCGTCAATAATCTGCGGGATACTGCCAAGGATCGCCGTCACCAGCCCATCGATGATCTGCGGGATTGCCGCCACAATGGCCGTGATGATCTCCGGCAGTGCGGAAATCAGGGAGGTCAGCAGCTGTATCCCGGCATCAATGATTTGTGGGATCGCCCCAACGATAAACTCCACCAGTGCCGTGATGATGGCGGGCAGGGCCGCAATCAGCACGGGGATCGCGTCCAGGAGCCCCTGTGCCAGTCCCAGAATCAGCTGCAGGGCAGCGTCCAGGATCATGGGTAAGTTTTCAATCAGCGTCTGCACGATCTGCGTTACCACGAGGACGATCTGCGGAATCAGGGTAGGAACCGCCTCGGCAATGCCCTGCGCCAATGTAACAATGATCTGCGCCGCACTCTCCACCACAGCCGGAAGGCTCTGGATAATGCCGGAAAGCAGTGAGGTCAGCATCTGCATCCCGGTGTTTACAAACTGCGGCAGCATGGAAACAGCCGTGTTCACCAGCCCCGTAATGGCCCCGGCAAAGGCTTCATCCGCCCCGTCCACGCCGTTGGCCATGTCGGTAAAGGCGGAGATGACTTCTGAAATTGCCGGGAGGAATTCCGCCCGGAGGCTGTTCTTCACATTGGAGATGGTCTCCCCAAGCCCCGCCAGGTTCTCGTCAAGCTGCGCCTGTCCTTCTCTGGAAGCCACCAGCGCCTCATTGTTGCGGTAAAACGCGCCGCTCGCCTCATCATAGGCTCCGGAGAGGGTCTCCATGATCAGGCGGTTTCTCTCGCTTTCACTGGAACAGGCAGCCAGCTTCTCGTTGAAGGCATCCTCGCTGATGCCCACCCAGTTTAAGGCGTCCGCCAGGGAGCCGGTGACCTCGCCCACCTTGGCTGTTTCGTTAGCGGACTCGATCATGCCCTCGATGGGGAGGGCATCGCCGAAGGTACCGTAAACGCCAGCCGCGATATTCGTCCATTTAGTAATGTCCTGCTCGTTCTGGGCAAGCTGCGCCAGGAGCTGGGAGGCTTCCGTGGCCGTGTCCGTATCGCCCAGAATCTTGTAAAACTCGTTGTAAGACTTCTGCGCCGCTTCGCCGCTGTAGCCGGCCGCTTCAAAAGCGGTGGTCAGCTTGCCCTGTGCCACCCTGTATTCCTCCGTGGCTTCGTCCAGGTTCCAGATGGCGCTGCCAAGCTCCTTGATGCCGTTTAGCGCCGCCTGGATACCAGAGGAGATGAGGTTGCCCATCGCCACCGTAGCCACCGAAAGGCCGGAGCCTAATTTGTCCGCCCCTTCGGAGGCATCCTCCAGCGAATCGCCCAGATCCTCCGCCACATCCCCGGCGTCCTTCATCCGCTCCCGGTTTTCCCGAAGTTCCCCGGAAAGCTGGGAGATGTGTCCTTCCAGCTCCTTTGCCTCGCTGGAGCCCTTGCCGTACTGCAGCACGGCATTGGAATAGGCACGCTTCATCCCGGCAAGCGCATCCTCCTGCTGGGCAATCTCACGGGAGAGCCGTTCCGTAGCGTCCGCTGCGTCCGTTTCCTCCTGGGAGAGGGCTTCAATAGCGCGCTCATTATCGGAAAGCTCCCGCTCCATGCCGTTTAAGGCGGCTTCGGCGTTGTTTAACTGTATCTGCCAGTTCTGCGTCCTGCGGTCGTTCTCCCCAAAAGAATCGGCGGCATTCCGGAGGGCAGCCCGCAGCGTTTCGATCTTCTGGCGCTGGGCGTCGATTTCCTTGTTCAGAACGGTATTCCTCGCGGAAAGCGCCTGGATGGATTTATCGTTTTTATCAAACTGCGAGGACACCAGCTTCATCTCGGAGCCAAGCACCTTGAAGGACTGGTTGATCTCGGACAGCGCCTTTTTAAATTCCTTCTCGCCCTCAATGCCAATCTTCAGACCGAAATTATCCGCCACTGACCGCACCTCCTTCCTTCGTCCTCATGGACTTCATATCCCTCGTTTCCGTGTAAACACGAAAACTCGCTCATTCCGTCATTCGTCCTCTCCCCAAAAAGCCATACGGCTTTCCGGGGACCCCGTTAGATTCCATAGGGAATCACATCGTCAATGGTCAGCACCTGCTTCGGCTTTGCGATTCCCATAAACTGCTTATGGCATTCCCAGAGATCCATAAGCAAACCAAACGGCATGAGCCACACCTCATCCTGCGAGAGACTCAGATGGGCCATGCCGTAATACAAAAGCCGGGTAAACAACTCCTCGTCGCTTACCCGGCCGCTGTGTTTTTTCCCTCTTGCTCACTTTCCACGTTCCGCTTGGTACCCCGGTACATCGTCTCCATGATGGCGTCCTTGTAGTCGGTCAGTTCCATCGGGGAGGTGAGAAGCTCCACCTCATCGGCGGTCAGTTCCGGCCTTTTGTCCTCCGGGTGTTTCAGATTGTGGGCGAGAATGGGCTGGTTGCAGAGAAGGGTGATGAGCCACACAATCTCGTCCAGCGCCATTTCAAAATTCTCTGCTTTCATCAGCTTCTCGCCCAGGTTTTCCAGGCCGCCGTAGCGTCCGGCGATCTGCTTTGTAGCACGGGTGGTCAGAAGCATCTCATATTCCACGCCGCCGATGGTGACCATCGCTGTTCTTTTATCCATGACTCAGATCCTCCTTAACCTTCGCCGTCCAGAGAGGCCGCAGTGGTTTCCGCATAGGACGGTTCGTAGACTTCCTGGTACCAGTTGGTGATAGTCGATGCGGACACGCCAGCGTCCCCCTCGGTGACCTCGGCTTTCCAGGGGTGCTTGCCCTGGCCGTCCACCTTGTTGCGGCGCATGACCGTCCCCTCGATGGTGGGCGTGGAGAACTCAATGCTCTCGCCCTTGGTAGTCAGGTTGGTAGCAGGGATGCCGAACTTCACCTTGTACAGCCAGAAGTATCGGTACTTGCCGTTTGCTTTCTTTGCACGAAAGCCAATGGCTACAGGAGCGCCGCCGTCCTCGCTGGCGGAGATGATGACGCCGTTCTGGTCGATCACCGCTCCCGTCAGGTCAGATGCGGCGGCTGCGCCGATATCATCCACGCCAAGGGTGAGGGTGCCGCTCTGGAACTCCTTCACCACCTCCGCAGCGCCATCGTCCGCATACAGCGTTGCCTCCGCAAGCTCCACGGAAAGCTCTGCGGTCATGGCTTTCGCAAGGGATGTAGGGGTGGCATAGGTCTCGTTGCCGTCCTCGTCCTCCGTGATTTTTGAATAGAAAAGTTTATCAAGGCCAATGGTAGCCATATCTCATTCCTCCAATCTACCGGCGAGCCGCCGGGAGCAATTCGCGCACCAGCTTTTGCGCTGATTTGACTTTATCGCCCGCGCCGTTACGCCGTTCATACTTTAAAGTCCGTATAGTTTCGCCACGTCAATGGCATAGTGGTGGTAGCCGGTATCATCCTCATGCCCGATATACCGTCTGTCCGTAATGGTAAAATCAGCGGCAAGCAGGGTCTTGGAAAGCTGCTTTTTCCGCTTCAGATAATTTCCCCTGGAGAACAGGGAGAGCCGTGCTTCCTGAGTCTCATATTCCGGCAGATTATCGGCATGAAGCTCGTAGGTATCCGCAAGCGGCGTGACCACCACGTACTCCTCCGGCGGCTCATCGGAGAACACGCCAGTCTCCACAGGCAGGCCGCAGTTTGTGACTGCTGCCTTGATTTCCGAAAGTAAACTCAAATATTCTCCACCTCCTCGTCCAGCTTTGCCTTCATGGCGCTGATACAGGCGTTTTTGGATGCCGATCGGGCGGGCTTCAGAAACGGCTTTGCAGGCTGGCCGCTTTTGCCGTATTCCAGGATGGTGGCGATTTTGGCGTTGCTGTCGCCGTCAGAACGGGGTTCGGAAAAGCCCACCTTTATGTCAAAATCCCCGTTCCTGTCCTGCAGGGCGGGAGAAGTGCCAAGGGAGCGTAAAAGCTCCCCAGTGCTTCTGGAGTCATACTTTGTCCCGCTGCCAATGACAGACTGCAAATTGGAGCGCACCTTGTCCTCCACGACCTCTGCGCCTGCCTCCAGCACTTTCGGGATGATCTCATCCGTCTTATCCGCCAGCCGGGATACCTTCATCAGAAAGTCCTCCGGCATTTTCCATGTTGCTTTAGCCACCCGCTTTCACCTCCGTCCCCAGTACCTCCAGATACATCCCTCTGCCTTTGACATCCTCTACAGAAGTGATCTCGAAGGTATGCCCGTCACAGAGGATTCGCATATCCGTTGTTATTTCCACACCTGGAATGACTCGGAATCGGAACAGATCGGTGGCCGTAGAGAAGGACGCCATGTTTGCCCATTTCTCACTGCCATGCCGACCTTCCCGGTATGCCCGAACCTCTGCCACGGTCACATCTGTTTCCGTCTTGAAGCCGTCCTCATCCTGTATGAACTGTTTCTCTACGATGGAAATGAAGGTGTTCATCTTGCCAAAGCTCATACTCACACCTTCCAATCCCGGTCAAGCCGCAAGAGAAGATTCACTGTATTCCACACCTGCTGTGCCGCATTGGTGTTGTCTGCGAAGAAGCCGCCTGTGGAGCCATCCCTGGACTCATAGAAATGCGATGCCAGCATGATCACCGCCTGTTCGGTAGTGGCCGGCATCGCATTTTCTGTGTAGTAGCCCTCCGGGATATGCTGGTAGCTCTCTGCATAGGAAACGGCAGCGGCGATGTAGCCCTTCAGAAGCTCATCATCCACCGAATGCTCCAGAATGAGATTGGCTTTGACCTTAGAAAGAAGTGCTTCCATCACCACTGCCTCCCTTCATTAACCAGCAGATTTCTGCGCCAGCACCTTGATGGCTTCCGGCAGGATCAGCTTGCCGTCCACACGCTGGGAAGCAAGGAAGCCAACCTGTCCGGTAGCGGCATACAGTTCGTTGAGGCGCTTGAAGGAACGACCCTGGCGGTCAGCGATCCAGTAATAGCTGAAATCACCGAAGGCGATGGTCTTGGCGTCTGCTGCAATGGCAGGCATATACGCAGAGGTGCGTACCGGCTTACCGAGCAGCAGGTCAGGCGCACCTGCGGTCAGGGAAGGCTGCCAGAGGTACTGACCCTGGTTGTCCTTCAGCTTGCGGATAGCCTTGATAGTGGAATCGTTCAGCACCCACACGGCATTTCTTCGGTAAGGGGCCTTCAGAGAGTAGAACAGGTCGATCAGTTCATCGGCAGTGATCGCCGTAGCGGACGCAGCAGTCACACCGACTTCTGCACCTCCGGTCTCTGCCAGCACACCCAGGGGTTTGCCAGTACCGTCTCCAGTGAAGAAGGACTCCTCCTCCTTGGCACCGATACGACGGGCAAACTCACGGGAGATGTAGCTCTCCAGGTCAAAAACGCTGTCGTTGAGCAGTTCCTCGGAAACCTTGATCATGGTGCCCAGCTTGTAAGCACCGATGGACACCTGCCCGAAGGAATCATCGCTCTCCAGGTATGCGCCCTCCTCATCGATCCAGGACGCAGTGCCCTTGGTGGCTACCACGGGGATCTTGCGGTCGCCGCTGGAGGTCTGAATGATTTTTGCCAGCTGACGGAAGATGTTCTCTTCCTCCAGAGCTTCTACCAGAGTACGCTCATACTCGTCAGGAACCAGATACCCGCCCTCGGAATCGGTACCGATCTGAAGGGCGTTCATCACGGTGGGCATCGGAGTCTTGGAGCGCATCATGTTCCAGAAGTTCTGGCGGTACTCATCGGTGGCACGGCCGGTCTTGGCAGTCTCCTTGCCGTTCATGGGCTTGCCGGTGAGGGGCTTGTTCACCGGACGGTTCAGCTCCGCATCCAGCGCCTCCTGGCGCTCCAGACGGGCAATCTCCTTGCCCAGGTCGGTGATTTCCTGCTCCATGCGGGAGTAGGTGGCATCGTCCTCAGCAGACAGCATACCTTTTTCGTTTCTGTGGGAATCCAGGAACGCCTTGGTGGCCTCCCAGGCTTTGGCGCGCTTTTCACGCAGTTCAAGAATAGTCATAGTCGTTATCCTCCTTAATATTTCATCAAATTAAGCCGCTCGTAGAGACTATCCACGGAGCGGCCCTGGGGTTTAGGGTTTTCAGTTTTCTTAGGATTGGTCTTACATTTCGCTGCGATTTTATCCATGAGGGAATTGACCACAGCGGCTTTGGAATACAGCATGGACACCGCAGGCGGCTCCATATCCTCCGGGACTTCGGAGCGTTTCATGACTTCATCTGCAAAGCCAAGTTCTATTGCCTTGCTCGCGTCCATCCAGGTTTCGGCATCCATGAGATGAGAGAGACGTGCGCGGGACAGACCGGTCTTGATCTCATAGGCGTTGATGATGGAATCCTTGACACTCGAGAGCATCTCGATAGCTTTCTGCATCTCTGCGGTATCGCCCATCGCCACGGTCATAGGATTGTGGATCATCATCATGGATACGGGGCTGACCAGCACCTTTGTGCCAGCCATAGCGATCACACTTGCAGCAGACGCCGCAATGCCATCGATCTTGACCGTGACGTTGCCCTTGTAGTCCATCAGCATATTGTAGATTTGTGCCGCTGCCACGCAGTCGCCGCCGGGAGAATTTATCCAGACGGTGATGTCGCCGGAGCCTGCCATCAACTCCTCCTTGAAAAGCTGGGGCGTGATATCATCATCAAACCAGCTTTCCTCTGCGATGGTGCCGTTCAGGAACAGCGTTCTCTCCACTGTTTCCGGCTGATTCTCCTGATTCCCCACCGTCAGATTCTTCCACTTCCAGAACTTCTTCATCGGGGTTTTCCTCCTTTCCGTCATCGTTCGGTTGTGTATCTGCAAAAGCTCCGGCGTTGCCAAGCGGGAGCATATTGCCGTTGATAAGGTAGAGATCGCCGCCATCCTCGGCAGGGATGCGGTCCATATTCTCCAGCTCACGGATGTCGTTGGCGCTCATCCAGCCGTTCTGCCTTGCCGTAGCGTAGCCGTTCATGCGGCTGGCATAGTCGCCACGGAGCAACCCCTCCACATTGAACTTGGTAAAATACTGTTTCTTTTCCTCTGCGGAAAAGAGCGTCCGCTGGATGGACTGCTCCCAGCGCACCAGCCAGGGCTCCAGTGTATATTTCACGAACTCCAGCGACTGTTGCTCAATATTGGAGAAACTGGACTTTTCCAGGTCGCCAACCATATGGGGTGGCACTCTGAAAATACGTGCGATCTCGTTGATCTGAAATTTTCTCGTTTCCAAAAACTGCGCCTGTTCCGGGGAGATGCCGATGGGTGTGTATTTCATGCCCTCTTCCAAAACGGCGATCTTATTAGCATTGCCGCTGCCGCCGAAGGTGGACTGCCAGCTCTCCCGGACACGCTGTGGGTCTTTAATGGTCCCCGGATGCTCCAGAACACCGCCGGGTGCTGCGCCGTTAGCAAAGAACTTCGCACCATACTCCTCACAGGCAATGGCCATGCCGATGGCGTTTTTCGCCATAGCGATAGGGCTGTAGCCAACCAGCCCGTCAAAGCCAAGCCCTGGGATGTGCAGCACGTCCGAGGGCTTCAGCCGCACGACCGTGCCTTTAACTGTTGGCGCATCGTCCGTGCTGACCGTGTATTCGTAGTAGAGCTTGCCGTCCCTGTCACGATCCACCGTCATCCGGTCCGGCATTAGCGGATAGAGGGCAATCACCTCGCCTTTGCCGTTGCGGATGATTTGGGCGTAGGCGTTGCCCCACAGGAGAAGGTGAGTCATGAGCGTTTCCCGGAACACAAAGGAACTCATCTCCGGGTTCGGCTCATCGTGGAGGAGTAGATACAGCGGATGATCGATGGCCTTTTCCTTGCCGCCGTCCTCCTTGTAACGGTAGAGGTGGAGCGGCAGTCCCGCTACAGCTTCCGCCAGGATACGGACACAGGAATACACCGCCGTCATCTGCATGGCGGAGCGTTCATTGACCCGTTTGCCCGCCGAGCTGCTGCCAAAGAAAAAGCTGTAGGCGCTGCCCGTAGTGCGGTTCTGGGGCTTATCCCTGGAACGGAAAAGCCCTGAAAAGATACCCATATGTGATCACCATCCTTCCTCAAATAAACAAAAGGCCCCGGCTGTCGTAAACCGAAGCTCCCGTATCGTTGCCACAGCGGATCGCACGGTCAAGCCCCATAATGGTGGCGATGGCTCCGTCGATCTTCTCTGTGGATTTTTCCTTGTCCGCCTTGATGTTGCCTGCCGGGTCGGTGCGGATGTAGATGTTGTCCATCATCCACCGCAGCACTGGGTGCCCGCCGTGGGCGATTTTCTCCTCCAGCACCAGCTTCATCAGTTCCTTGGTCGGTGGGGACATATCCTTAAAACCCTGACCGAAGGGAACGACTGTAAAGCCCATGCCCTCCAGGTTCTGCACCATCTGCACCGCGCCCCAGCGGTCAAAGGCGATCTCCCGAATATTGAACCGTTCACCCAGCTGTTCGATGAATTTCTCGATGTAGCCGTAGTGGACCACATTGCCTTCAGTAGTCTGCAAAAAGCCCTGACGTTCCCAAAGGTCATAGGGAACGTGGTCACGGCGGACACGCAGATCCATCTGTTCCTCCGGTATCCAGAAGTATGGAAGGATCACATATTTGTCATCTTCATCCTCCGGTGGGAACACCAGCACAAAAGCCGTGATATCCGTAGTAGAGGACAGGTCCAGACCGCCATAGCAGACGCGACCTTCCAGATCATTCTCGTTTACGGCAAAGGAGCATTTATCCCATTTATCCATCGGCATCCATCTGATAGCCTGCTTTACCCATTGATTGAGCCTGAGCTGCCGGAAAGCATTCTCCTCAGCGGGATTTTGTTTTGCGGACTCGCAGGCGGCTTTTACCTTATCGATGCCGACCGTAATACCGAGAGAGGGGTTTGCCTTTTTCCACACTTTTGGGTCCGTCCAATCATCAGACTCATCTGCGCCATAGATCACCGGATAGAAGGTCGGATCGATTTTGCGTCCGGCCAGAATATCCTGTGCCTTCTGGTGCGTTTCATAGCAGATAGACTTTGTATCCGTACCGGCAGTCGTGATAAGGAAATATAAAGGCTGCATACGCGCATCGCCAGAGCCCTTGGTCATAACATCAAAGAGCTTTCGGTTGGGCTGCGTGTGCAGCTCATCAAATACCACGCCGTGGATATTAAAGCCGTGTTTACTGTAGGCTTCTGCAGAAAGCACCTGATAGAAGCTGTTGGTAGGAGCGTAAACTATACGCTTGGTGGCCGTTAGGATTTTGACGCGCCGGTTAAGCGCCGGACACATCCTGACCATATCGGCTGCCACTTCAAAAACAATGGACGCCTGCTGACGATCCGCAGCGCAGCCGTAGACCTCTGCACGTTCCTCACCGTCGCCGCATGTGAGCAGGAGTGCCACCGCAGCGGCCAGCTCCGATTTGCCCATCTTCTTGGGTATCTCAATGTAGGCGGTATTGAACTGTCGGTAGCCGTTGGGCTTGAGCGTTCCGAAGATATCTCGGATAATCTGCTCCTGCCAGTCAATTAGCTCGAAGGGCTTTCCGGCCCATGTGCCTTTCGTGTGGCACAGACACTCTATAAAACCGACCGCGTAATCCGCAGCGTCCTGATTGTAATAGGAATCCTTAGCTGCAAACTGCGTCGGTTTATATTTTTTCAGCTTACGGATAGCCGGTCACCTCCTTCCGAAAAGCATAAAAATAAGCCGCCTGAGCGACTTCTTCCGTAACGAGGAACAGAGCCATCCGGCTCAGTCCCAAGGGCATATTCAAATGCCGTTTCTTAGTTGTAGTTGTTCAGCAGAATGCAAAGCGCCATTTCTGCTTCCTTGCAGGTAGGCTCTACATCCCATTCTCTGTCATAGTTGCATACGATCTGGCCATCAATCTTGATCATCAGCTTGCTGATCTTGCCGCCGTTGATCCCGTAGGTCTCGCTGGGTTCCTCGTAATGCTTCACCCAGTAGTGACAGACCTTGTACTTATCCTTAATGTTGGCATCCGGGATGCCGATGGTTCCTTCGCTCCACATACCCGGCACCTCCTTAGTTCAGCTGGAAGCGGATGCCCATGATCTCAGAGGGCTCCTCGTCTCCCCAGCGGGTTTCCTGTCTCGTGATGGTGCAAAGGCCAAGCATCGTGCAGCCCTGCGCAGCAAAGGCGTGAAGGTTTTCCATCACCGCTGTGCTCTGGTTTGTGTAAACAAAGGTCTTGATCCCGGCCTCGCGGAGCGCGTCAATGAAATCCTTGACTTCCTTATCCCAAAGGAAATCGTCCATCTCCAGTTCGTCTTCCTTACGGGAAAGGCTCTGTGTAAAAGCGCGGTAGGCTTTGCAGGTTCCCTGCTCGAAGGGGAATTTCATCGCTTCCTTCTCAGCGTACCAAGTTTTCAGTTCCTCGCTGTCCCAGCCGTAGGTGTCGATGATATGCTGCTTGCGGCTTTCGTGAGCTGCGCGGCGCTCCTCGTATTCGTGGCCGAGGCACTTCAGGTTTTCAAAGTAGGTGTTGTTTGCGTTCATGGTGTTTACCTCCGTTCGTTTTGGTATGTACATATATCACTCTGAAAGCACATAATAGCAAGCTATTTTTGCGTTATTTTCGGGCATAATCTACACAAAGATTCGGGTAGAAAACTGTGTACTTTATGCCTCGCCTGTCAGAATGAAATGCACATATTCCTTGCGGTTTTCTTCGAGGTAAACAACCAGCTCGTAGAAGTCACGTTCGTAGGCAAGGCGCTGGACCGCATTCACATCAAACATGTTCGTCAGGCCCGTGTCGCGGATCGCCAGAATCTGATCCTTTATGGTTTCAGTCATGATCCGCCACCACCTTGCATTCATCTTCACCGTAGGCAATGGAGAGACCGGAACCGTTATCCCAATTCACCATGATGGAACCGATGTCGTCCACGCCGACTACGGTGCCTCTGGTACCAATAGGCGGGGCCTGTACGTCGTCCATCTTCAAAAGCTCGACGCGGCTGCCGGGTTTGAAGCGCTCACGCAGTGCCTGCAGGCGTTCTTTTGAAATCACTCGCATACTGACACCTCCTTTGCCGGTGTGCCGTTACGGAAGGCGGAGCTGCCGGAAAGATTGCGGAGCAGGATTTTGCGCTCCGTTTTGTAATCCGCGCCGATAAAACCGAGGCGGAGCAGAAAGCACCGGAATGCGTATTTGTCATTGTCGGTTTCCTTTTCCTTGGCGGTAACACGTTTCTGGTTCCTTGCCATCTCGCACAGGGCCGTAATGAAGTGGGTGTAGGCTCTGACCTCATCCGGATCAGTCTCGGTGGTGAACCAAGGGAAGGAGAGCTTGTCGTCCTCCTCGGTGATTGGAAGCTCCGTCACATCCAGCGCCTTTTTTATCAGGCTGCCCTTGGCCTCAATGAGCCTGTGCAGGTTATCGAGGGAGTCTTCTGTGAAGCTGGCTTTCGGCATCTGCACCACCAGACCATATTCATTGGAAGCGACCTCTGGCCGCGTATCTTCTTCAGCGGTAAAGCCCGCATCTGAAAGGGCAGCCTTGACTGCTTCGATGGTGGTGTCGTCGGTGCGCTCGTCCCAGACCACCGCTCCGTCTTTTTCGACGGTGATGCCCGCGATAACGTAGGCGCAGGTTGGCATGCGCATGTACACGGGCTTCATGCCGATGACCTCGGAAATGATCCTGACCAGAGCTTTGCGCTCGTCTCCGGTTACGTTGTAGGTTGCTTTCATGGAAAATCCTCCTTTGTGTTTTTTGGTAGGTACATATATCACTCTGAACGCCTGTAATAGCAAGCGTTTTCAGGAAAATATATGCACCAAATCTGGCTGGAGGATTTTGTGTTTAATCGTTGATTACTGACACATCTTCATAAGCGTAAGTCAGGCCGTCGCGCTGAAGCGAAACGCCGTCAGCGGAGCCGACCTGTTCTATATACCTTTTTACAATTACATCGCAGAATTTTTCATCCAGCTCGATGGTGTAGCAGGAGCGATCTGACTGCTCACAGGCGATGAGCGTGGAACCGGAGCCACCGAAAGGATCGAGAACCAGCGTGTTACTCATGCTGGAATTCATAATCGGATAGGCCAGCAGCGCAATCGGCTTCATGGTTGGATGATCGCCGTTCTTCTTGGGTTTGTCATATTCCCAGACAGTGGTTTCCTTTCGACCTGCGTACCATTCGTGCTTGCCGGATTTCTTCCAGCCGAAGAGCACAGGTTCATGAATCCATTGATAAGGGCTGCGGCCCAGAACAAGAGAGTTCTTTTTCCAGATGCAGCAGCCGGAGAGGTAGAATCCCGCGTCGGCAAAAGCCCTGCGGAAGTTCAGCCCTTCGGTATCCGCATGAAACACATATATGGAGGCATCGTCCGCCATCGCTTTTTCCGTGAGCATGAAAGCGTCCAGCAGGAATTGATAAAAGGCGGCGTTTGCCATGTTATCGTTTTTGATCTTTCCTGCGCTGCCTTCGTAGTTCACGTTATACGGCGGGTCCGTCACCACGAGGTTTGCCTTGGCACCTGCCATCAGAAGCTCGAAGGTTTCTGCCTTGGTGGAATCGCCGCAGACCAGACGGTGCCTGCCCAGCGTCCAGACGTCACCGAGCTTTGACATAGCGGGCTTTTTTAATTCTTCCTCTACATCAAAATCATCATCGTGAATGCCGTCTTTCATACTGTCCTTAAACAAGGCATCCAGCTCGGCGGGTTCAAAGCCGGTGAGGGATACATCAAAATCCGCGCCCTGCAGATCCGCGATGAGCAGTGCCAGCTTCTCCTTATCCCAATCGCCGGAGATTTTGTTCAGCGCGACATTGAGCGCCTTTTCCTTCTCTTCGGAGAGCTCCACAACGACGCATTCGACTTCCGTGATACCCATATCGATCAGGACCTTCAGGCGCTGATGCCCGCCGACCACGCGACCGGTTGTCTGATTCCAGATAACAGGCTCCACATAGCCAAATTGCTCGATGGAGCGTTTCAGTTTTTCGTATTCCGGATCACCGGGCTTCAAATCCTTACGCGGGTTATAATCCGCAGGGATGAGCTCGGTAACTTTCTTTTTCTCTATCAGCATATCAGTCCCCACTCAGCGAACTTTTCAAAGCCGCCGACGCGGTCAATGAAAGCTCTCGCTGTTTCTACGATTCTCTCGTATGGAATACCATCTACAGCATCATCACCAATGGCACAGATGAGCTCGACAGGCGTTCCGGTTTCCTGCGCCTTGAGCCATGCGTATATGTTCACGCTGACATCAGCCTTGGACAGATCTTTGCCATGCAGACCACCGCCTGTTACAGAGTCGCCCATATCAGAGCCGAGCTTCCGGTTAACAGCACCGGTATCTACATCGGTGCCGCCGGGCCAGTCACCGAGCGGATTGATCTCGGCCTTCGGATAGGCCTCGCGCAGGTGATAGGTCTTGGCGTTACTCTGGCAGATGATCAGGCGGGCCTCGTCCAGAATGTATTTGCCGTCACAGCCGTAGATGGCATAGATTTGTTTTGCAATCTCCGCCAGCGCTTTCTGCTCTGCTGTTACGGGCATGCCTTTGAAGATGCCATTATCGCCGCAGCGGATGCCCGCGCTCTGATTATCTGCCAGATGTTCATCCTGCGGGACTTCGACATAATCGGACAGTACACGATCACCGCCGATGCGGCAAACAATCGAAGCCACCTCATCATTGGTAATATGAACAGAGCTCTCCGCAACGATATGGCAGACGCCGTGACCGATTAAAACCTCCACGGCGATTTTCGGATTCTCATCTTTTTGGTACGCAAGGTCCACAATAGCACCGGCGATGCGGTCGGCCACTTTGTCGGGATGCGCCGGATTTACTTTTTCATACATATCAGTTCCCTTTCCGAGCGGTAAGAAGCCGCTCCATAACATCGTCCTGTGGAGATATACCGCCGTATTCCGTCATGCAGTTTTCTCGGACAATCTGGAAAATCTCTCCCCAGATGCGGTTCGACTGCGTCATGTATTTATCAGCGATAGCGACATACGGTGATTGAATGGCTGCGCCGGTAGTCGGGTGTTTAGCCAGAAAGCCAAACTCGGAGGTTGCCGCCTCACACTGAATCCACCTTGCAGAAGCCATAGCGTAACGCTCGATCATTTGCGGGGAGATAAGGTGAGAACAACCTCGGTCATTCAGCCACTTCCATGTCGCTTCGTATATTTCCACAGCACAAAGCTGTGTTCCGTCTTTCTGTGTCGCAGAAAGAAATTCAGACGGTTTCGGCATCGTCTCTCCATCAAGGTCAGCGGCCTTGTTGTCAAAGTCGATGACGGTCAATTTTCTTTTCCCCGGATTGCCAGCGGCGATTTTTTCAGCAATCGGCTTTTTCGGCCTGCCGCCGCTACCGGGTTTTGGTCCTCGCTGTCCCATGTTTCACACCTCTTTTCTCCGTACAGGGCTATTTCCTCAAAAACTTACGCGAATTTGCACGCGAAGGTCCACGCCCGTTGTCCGGAAAATCAGTCGTAGAGATTTTGACCGCCCTACCCGGTGGGGTGGTTATGCCAGCGATCACCACGTTCCGCATGAATTCTTGCGTGGCAGCTTTTACAAAGAGCAATCAAATTTGAAGCTTCATGCGTGCCGCCTTCAGCAAGAGGGAGCTTGTGGTGGACTTCCTCGGTAGGAACGTAGAGCCCACGCTCCAGACACACTTCACATAGCGGGTGCTGTGAGACGTAGCGGTCACGGATACGCTTCCAAGCGCGTCCATACCTGCGTTTGGTCTCTGGGCTACGGTCATATTTTTCATAGCGTGCGTTTTCCTGCTTCTCATGCACAGGGCAGTACCTTCCATCAGTCAGGTTGGGACAGCCGGGATAGGAGCAGGGACGCTTGGGTTTCCTTGGCACTTAATCACCTCGCTTTACGCACATAAGAAAAGCCCTGCAGGAGCGGGCTCCAGCAAGGCTTCCGTATGTGTTTCTTTGTCCATCATAATACTATCATAAGAAGCGACTCTTATTCTCTCTCATTTACTCTCATGATGGCGGCAACACAAGAAAGCGCCGTATCGTGCATCCGGTATATATGCTGAATGCTGTAGTGCATCTCCACCGCAATCTTCTCCCACGAGAGGAAGCACAGATACCGCTTCTCCAGCAGGGTTTGCAGTTCGACGTCGGAAACGGCATGGATTGTCGCCATGATTTCCTTCTTCAGCTCAACCAGATTATCCACATCTCGTTTCAGGCTTTCCTCGACCTCGATTATTTTTATGACAGCGGTTTCCACCTTGGAGCCGCCATGATTCGGGTTACGTGGCATATCGCTGTAAACAACGGTGCAAGATGTGGCCAGTTCGTTTAAGGACTCGATCTGCTGGAGCTTGGATTTTATCCGCATATCCAGCGTCCGGGCCTGTGATAAATATTCCTTTGCAGTCATTTTTGTTTCTCCTTCCGCAGCTTTTTGATGAGATACTCCGGATCGACTTTTGACAGGACACCAAACCAGCCGGAGCGGAAGAAGCGCTCGATTTCTGCAAGCTCGCACTCATCATCGGTAAGCCGGTAGTCTTTTACGGCCTGAAGGATGATGGCCTGAGCCAGATTCTCGTATGGGTCCAAAGTCTCACCTCCGAATTTGTGATCCTCGGATTGACTCTGATTTGCATGGATTGTCATTTATAAAGTTCGGCCTTTACAGCGGCAATGAGACTGTTCTGGGTTTTCTCTTTGCTCTGCAGGGCCTTTAAAACGTGATTATCAACAGTACCATCCGTAATAATGTGGTGAATGACCACGGTCTCGGATTGTCCCTGCCGCCAGAGGCGGGCATTGGTCTGCTGATACAATTCCAGCGACCATGTAAGGCCAAACCAGATAAGGGTAGAGCCGCCAGCCTGCAGGTTAAGGCCGTGACCGGCAGAAGCGGGATGTATCACCGCCACCGGGATTTTTCCGGCATTCCAGTCGCGGATATCGGCAGAGGTCTTGATCTCACGGACCTTGAAACGGGCCTTGATACGATCAAGATCGTGCTTGAACCAGTAGGCCACTAATACCGGCTTTCCGTTCGCACCCTCGATAAGGTCCTCCAAGGCATCCAGCTTTCGGTCATGTATCCGAATAGGCTGGCCGTCATCGTCATAAATCGCACCGTTTGCCATTTGCAGGAGTTTGCCGGAGAGGACGGCGGCATTGGCAACAGTGATATCCGTTTCCGGCAGCTGCAATACCAAGGTCTGCCGTAATTCGTCATATCGTTCAGCTTCATCGTCGGATAATTCCACCACGCAGTTGTTTATTACGAGCTCCGGCATCTTCAGATGGTTGGAAGCCTTCATGGAAATCGTGATATCGGAGATTCTCTGATAGATCGCTTTATCCGCACCGGGCAGAAGCCGATAGGAATAAATGATCTGGCCGTTGCGCTTATCCGGTGTGAAGTAGTTGTTCCGATACATGCCGATGAAGCGACCAAGGCGCTGTCCCATGTCCAGAATCTTGAATTCTGCCCACAGGTCCATCAGACCGTTTGCGGAAGGGGTACCGGTAAGGCCCACAATGCGCCTGATCCGTGGCCGCACCTTCATAAGTGCTTTGAAACGCTTTGACTGGTGGCTTTTGAAAGAAGATAGCTCATCCACAATGACGGTATCGAAGTCAAAGGGCAGGCCGCTTTGCTCTATGAGCCACTGGACGTTCTCGCGGTTGATGATGTAAATATCTGCAGGACGCATCAGGGCTTCTTTTCTTTCCTTTTCCGTGCCGACCGCAACAGAGTAGGTCAGGAGTTTTAAGTGATCCCATTTTTCAATCTCGGCGGGCCATGTATCACGAGCAACACGAAGTGGTGCGATTATCAAAACGCGGTGTGCCTCAAAGCTGTCAAACAGAAGATCCAGAAGGGCCGTCAGTGTGATCGCCGTCTTGCCAAGGCCCATATCCAGCAGGACCGCCGCAATAGGGTGTGTTTCGATATAGTCGGTAGCATATTGCTGATAATCATGTGGAACATATTTCATCAAGGATTCCTCCAATCTGGCTCTCGTCATCCAGCACGTAGACGCGAAAGCCAAGCTGCCGCAGCAATCGGTGTCTCGCTTCCTGCAAAGGGCGCGGTGCCTTGCCGGGAGCCTTGACCTCTACAAAGGCTATGCGGCCACCCGGCATCAGTACGATACGATCCGGCATGCCATCAAAGCCGGGACTCGTGAATTTGGGGGCCAGACCGCCACGAGCCTTTACTGCGTCAGCAAGTTTTTTCTCTATTGTCTTTTCTTGCATATTTTTCCTTTCATCAGGCCGTTAAAACAGGAAGGTGCAAGGTGTATCAATGCCATTTACTGAACTTTTTCTTAGGCTGAAAAAATATGCTCCTAATAGAATTTTTGTATAAGACTTTGATAGACCTTGCACTTCCCATGAAATCAGGTCAGAAAATCATCAAAATCGCCGTCGTCTTTTTTCAGGCACAGGCCCTTAAAGAAACGCTTCCTCTTGACCGCAATCCGCTCGTAGCCAGCGTTTTCCAGCGCAAAATAGAAGTCTGCGGTGCTGCGGACATACTCGTTGGTATCAAGGCAGTAATTCCGATACGCCTGATATAGCGCCGAGGAGCTCTCCTTATACTCAGCGCCGACATCGCATTTATCTTCGATAAAGTGTCCAAACCAGTCATTCTGGGCGCGGTATTCATCAATGGCTTTCTGTACGCATGCCGGAACCGGGATTTTGTAATCAAGTTCAATGACCTTTTTGGCACCTTCGATTACCCACGCGAGGATACTCTCACCGGCATTGGTATAGAGGTATTCCGCGTAGTTCTTCTTATCACCGGCACCTTCGATCTTGGCGTCAAACGGGATCACAATAAGCCTGCGCCATATACCATCGTCAGAAGCGCTGACACGCGGCAGGTGATTGGTATAGAGTACCAGTGTATGGCAGGGCGTAAATGAAAACGGGTCCTTATATTTCTTCTCCGCGAACATATCATCCGTAGAGCAGAGCTGCTTGACGGTAGAATCGTTGAGACGAGCTCCTTCCTGCATCTCTGCCGCGATCAGCAGGCGTTTACCTTTGGCCTCGGCCAGCTCCGGTTTGATATTCCTGCGGCAGCCGACTGTCAACGTATCTGCAGAGATGTTTCCACTGTAAAGTCCGAGGACGCGGGAGACAGAGTTCCAGAAGGTGGATTTACCGTTGCGACCTCCGCCGTAGGCAATAATCAGGGCTTCCACATAGACTTTGCCAATGACGGCCAGACCGCAGATCATTTGCACATAGTCAATCAGTTCCTGATTGCCGCAAAAGATCAGGTCAAGGCAGTCGAGCCAGATCTGTTCTCCCTTGCTGCTGGGCGAGACCGCCGTCATCTTGGTAATGAAATCCTCCGGCGAGTGTTCTCTGGCACCGGCGAGACCTTTGCGAAGATCGTAAGTGGCAGCAGGCGTGCAAAGTGCAAAGCAGTCGGCATCCAGATCACGCGGCGATATCTCCAGCATGGGGTGCGATTCCTTTAAGGTCGCAGTGATATATTTGGAATCCCGGCGACGGAGCGCAAACGCCTGATATGCCTTGGCGGAGAGAAAGTCCTTATAGGCTTCGAGCTGCTCATCGCTCATCAGCTGTTCGGCCTTTGCCTTACTGGTGCCGTCGAGAATGGTCTGGGCTCCGCAGTCTTCCATTTTCTTTAGAGCTTCCTGCATGTCCTTGGTGGCTTCCTTCAGCTGCCTGCGGGTGAGCTCATGAGCGACAGCCTGCGCACCGGGCTCGGTTTCCTTCCAGTAGTGTTCCGTATAACGGATGAAGTGGGTGGCTGGTGAATACCGCAGCTCATTTGAGAAGTGCTTTGCCAGCACCTCGGCCTGCCCGACGTCGGAGAAGTCCTCCGGTTTATAGTTGGTATCATCGTTGTAAATGTCAGGAGGCACATAGCCGCCCTGCGATGCCACGCGGGAGTAAAACTTCTGTGCGCTACGCCAGATGGTTTTAAGCTCGCCGTCCGAAAGAGGCGGATTGCACTTGGCGGCTTCATCGAGAAAGCATTGATACGCTTCGTCGGTATCACCGTATTTTTTGATGACCTTCCCGGCAAAGCGGGACATGGTGGCATTACGGTTTCCTTCGGAGATCACACGGTCACCATACTGCCCGCCGTCCATATCCTGATCGAAAGCATCCGCATCCTGCAGAAAGTCCGTCAGGTTCATACTGCCTTCCCGGATCTCTACGTCGGCTGTCGTGGTGCCAAAGAAGAAACGAGCTGCGTCCAGCGCCTGTGTATCAAAATACGGAAATATCGTATTGACCAGCCGTTTCATATCACTGTAATCTGCAGCATCGGTCATGAAATCTATCGGGAACAGAATATGGAACTTCGGTCTGGCGGGCTTGCCGTTTTTCTCACGGTTATGAAAGCGGCTGTAGTGGACCGCAAAGCTGACGCCGGGAAAAGCAGCGGCAACATCATCCGGGGTGATCCAATCGGCTGGTTCCTCCGAGTGATCATTATCGCAGTCCACCGGCAGGCAATCGCTGCCGATGAAGTTGTCTCCGTTACGGTAGTGGTTTTTATATTCCGCGCATACATAGTCGTGACAGATAGCAGCTTTCAGACTGGCCTTGTCCGTCACGTCATGGCGATGGGGATAGGAGCAGTTACCGGGATTGCCGGTAATGTCCGCGCTGTAAAGGGTAAACATCAGTTAAACACCTCCTCGGCTTCCTCCTCCAAGACCTGCGTGATAAACTTCAGTGCGCGGATCATGGTTTCCAGTTCACAGTCACCACCGAGGATTACTTCGAAGCCTTCATCGGCATAGCGACCGAGGGGATGCACCTGAATGTCGGTGCTGGCTGCGTCGGCAATACGAAAATAGGTACGTCCGCCATGACCGGTGTCGCCGCCTTTGTATCCGGTGGTGCCTGCTTCCACTTCGAGGATGTTGGCGCTGATCACATCGCGGCTGTAAGTTGTGATTTCGGTTCCGTCAGGCAGAACACGCCGGTTTTCTTTGATTTCAAACATCGTTTTTCTCCTCCAATTCTTCTGTGAAATAGCGCAGGCGATAGTTCTTCCAGCGTGCGCGTTTGATTTCCGATGCCATGCCGTTTGAGATTTTGCTTCCGAATACCCAGATCTCCGAGCACTTGCTCATGATGGCGTTTCCGAAGAAAAGTCCAAGCTCACGCTCGTTGGGATCGCTGTCATTCAAAAACTGTGGAAACAGCAGGTGCGGTGCGATGGGGATATAGCCTTTTTCCACGGCAAAACGGGAGTATCTGCGAGCTGCGACCACGTTCGTCTCTATATCTCCTGCATAGGGAGAGCAGATATAGACGATAGGCCTGAATGTCCGGAGCACTTTTTGCTCCTCGTGTTCAATGCCGGAGAGTGCCTCAAATGCTGTGGGATCGACATATCCTTCGCTATTGTGAATATCAACACTCATGAAAAGAGCCTCCTTTCCGGGCAGGCTGTCACCGCCCATTTCTACTTTCCACTGGAGGTGACAGCCCGCTTTTGACGAAGGAGACTCAGTCTTTTTTATAGAATTCGGTTTCGTAGCCATCGGCCCTAAGCTGCAGGCCTTTTGCCCACGGAGGAGTGCGGCCCATTTGTTCACATACCGCATCAAGCGACATACGCGGGTCCGCTTCAATAACCAGCTCGTCGTGGATATGCATGACAATGCTGCAGCATCGAAGCGTCTTCATGGCATAGCACAGAATGTCACGGGAGGTTGCCTGCACGATGTTCTCCACAAACTTTGGCCCGTAAGAATCGAGCCGTTCCCATTTTTTAGTGCCGCCGATGCCTTCGTAAGTGATACACTCGCCGCCGAATTTGTTAGTGCCGACCTTGGGCTTTACGTAGGCAAGGTTCCGTCCGGAGGGCAGAGTAATAAAGAGCATCCCGCTCCGATAGGTAAAGAGGATGCCGTGTGTTTTGGTGGCGTGGTGATATTTGACTGCTTCCATAGCGGCCCGGTCTACGTCCCACCAGAAAGCGACGATCCTCGGATTGGATTGACGCCAAGCATCGACCAGCTGAGGAAGCTCATCTTCGGTAAGGCCCATCTCCAGCGCACCCATAGCTTTGAGCGCACCGACCGAGCCGCCGTAGCCGAGTGCCAATTCCGCGATCTTGCCTTTTTGACGCAGGTGTCCGTTGATACCATGCTTCTCGACCGGAACTTTGAACATCTGGCTGGCAGAGGCGCAGTAGATATCACCGCCTTTGGCAAAGACCTCCTGTCGCCAGTTCTCACCGGCCATCCATGCGATGACGCGGGCCTCGATTGCAGAGAAGTCGGAGACAATGAGCTTATTGCCGTCTTTCGGAATAAAGGCAGTTCTTATAAGCTGCGATAGCGTGTCCGGTACATCTTCGTATAGCATTTCGACGCTGTCGTAATCGCCGGAGCGGACAAGGGAGCGTGCATCGGCAAGATCAGCGAGATGATTTTGCGGCAGGTTTTGCAATTGAATGAGCCTCCCGGCCCAGCGACCGGTACGATTGGCTCCATAAAACTGGAACATGCCACGGGCGCGACTGTCCGCGCAGACTGCGTTTATCATGGCCTGATACTTTTTGACGCTGGACTTGGCAAGTTGCTGGCGGAGCATAAGTACACGCTGCAGCTCCGGAGGCGCGGTTTTGATAAGCTCCGCTACGATCTTTTTACCGAGGCTGTCTGTTTCCAGACCGTTGTCGGAAAGCCACTGTTTCATTTGCTGCACGCTGTTGGGATTATCGAGCTCCGTCAGCTCACGCATGGCATCTGTCAGTTCTGCGCGGGAGCGGGCATCCATATCAATAGCCTGCCTGACCAGCGGAAGGTCGATAGCCACGCCGCGATCATTGATTTCCTGATCGATGTGGTATTCATCCCAGACGGAGTCCGGCACCGGGAACTTTTGTAGGCGCTCCTGAATGGACATCTCGGCCTCAACGTCACGGATGTTGTATCGCTTGAAAGCAGCCCATTTATCCGGCGCTTGATAAGGGTAGTTTCTGGTGCGCTGGCCGTTTGCCTTTGTCGGAGCGCAGGGTTGGCAGAAAAACTTGATCAGGTCTTTGCCCCCGGTGAGCTTTTGTTTCTCCAGACCAAGGACCGCGCCGACGCCTTCGAGGGAGAGCGGCAGGCCCATCGTGGCCGACCAGATCATGGAGCAGCGCCAGCTTTCCGGATTGAGATATCGGGCACACTCTGTGGAGAGTGGATGATTATCATGGAAGGGATCGATGCTGATGCCCAGATTCTTTAAGTGCTGCGAAAGACAGATGCGTTCAAAGTTCGCGTTAAAGGCCCATTTGATGACGGCATCATCCGTCAGGGCTTCCATAATGTCCTCCGGTATCTTCTCGCCGCAGGCAAGGTCAATCACCTGCACCGGTCCGGAGTCCACGCTATATCCAAACAGCAGTATCTCAAAATCCGGAGCTTCCACATATCGGTAAACACCGGATTTTTGTAAGCTGATACTGCTGTAGGTTTCAATATCAATACTCAAAGTTTGCATATCATCACCATCCTTAAAAAGGGCTGGCAGCGAGGGTACGCCACCAGCCCACATGCATTATTTCAGGGCTTCCATACGTTTCTCGTGGTATTCATCGTCCTGCAGGGCCTTTTTCTCCTCGCGCTTTTCACGCTTGAAGTCATTGATGACCGTCTGGATGGCGACCACGGCCCAAGAGAGGACCACAATGCAGAAGCACCCGATCAGGATGTTGCAGAGAAGAGATGAAATCATAACCGTGTTTTCCATGAGTTTGTGCTCCTTTCCTTAGTTGAGAAAATCTTCGTCGGCATCGGTGGAGAAATCGGACTCAGCGCTTGCCTTACCGCCGAGAGGTTCACCGGCGCGGATCAGCTGCAGGTTATTGAGGCCGCAGGCGATGCCGCGATTGCCGTTCGAGTTGAATGCGTACAGCGTGATGCTGGCGCGGCCATAGACACCGGAATACACCTCCGAGCGGGTAAGCACAGAATTGAGGTCTGCATCCACAATGCCGGGTGCCGTAGCAGAGTTTGCATTGATGAAGTAGGCGTTGGCATAAGCCGGATCGTCCGGGCGCTCTACGTCACCGTCACGGAGAGGCGTTTTGATGGAAGTAAGAGGCGGTACGCTCTTGGAGTTGCCCTTGAGCTTGGACTCACCTTCGGTATAGGCGGCTTCGATGGCAGCCTTGATCTTGGCGACGGTCTTCGTGTCAGACTTCGGGATGATGAGGCTGACGCTGTACTTCGGAGCGCCGCCGTTGATAGACTTCGGTTCCCAGACGTTGGCGTAGCTCCAACGGGTGTCTTCACCGGTGATGACCTTCATGGGATTTTTTACAGTAGTGTTCTTAGACATAATCTTGTCCTCCTTAATTTTCACTGAAATCAGATTTTGCATTGTTCATGGCCGGACGCTTGTCACTCTCCGGCACCAGAGTGGGTTTGCCCTGCGGCTTTTCGATAAGACCTGCAAGGATTTCCTCAAAGCGGGCTTTGCCGAGGAGCTTCTGCATGGCAGTGACGCCGAGGAGCTTCCGCTCATACGGATCAAAACCGGCATTGGTGACTGCCGCAGCAACGGCAGCGTCGTTTGTGTATTTCCTATTGGAGCGGCCCTCGACCAGCTTCCAGCCGGACCACTCCTTGCCGCTGATCGCCTGCTGGAGCGCGTATTCCTTAATGTCGGATGCCCATGTCACCAGATCGTCAACCTTGGAGAGAATGTCCTCCACGTCTTCGTCGGTGAGCAATGGCGGCAGCTTAAATTCATACTTCGCAAGCTCCAGATTGGCAGCGGCACGAGCGCGGCAGGCGTTCTTGGCCTTACAGAAACCACACCATTCTCCGCAGAGGAAGTTGCCGTCACCGGCGAAGGCGAGATCGGCAGCGGGCTTCAGAACATCTTCTGCCCAGCGGAACAGGTCCTCTTTGGAAAGTTCGTAGGTTGAAAGGTTATCCCGGCGCGGCTGGTAGATCGTCATACGGACGGTACTGATGTCGTAGATGTCATCGAACAGCTCCAAAGCGCCGAGCGCGTAACACATCATCTGCGGGTTTTCTTCAGCAGAGACCAATACGCCGAGACCATATTTGAAATCGATGATCTGCAGGGTGCCGTCCGCGATAATGATGCAGTCGGCGGTTCCGAAGCCCTGTTCTACCCAGCGGGAGAAGTCAACACGCTGCTCAATCAGAACGACCGGATCGCTGCAGACTTCCTGGGCGGCTTCGACCTGCTCCAGCACATAGGCTGCATAGCCTGTGACGCAGTCGTCCATTTCCTGATCGTAGTAAGTCAGGCCCTCGGTGGGATCGTCAGCCTCCATGCCAAGTGCGGTCTTCAATTTGAATTCGCACAGACTGTGGGCATCGGTACCTTCGGCAGCGTAGTCGCTTCCTTTATCTTCATAACTCTCGGAGAGCCTTGCGGACGGCGGGCAGTGAATCCAGCGTTCAGATGACGACGCGGAGAGTAATGCGTGTTTAGTTGGCATGGTCCAGTCCCTCCACATCTTTCAAGAGTGCGCCGTAGTTCGCCGGATCGACACCGGAGAGCTTGACGGCACCGTACTTCTGAAGCAAGGCACGAATCTCAGCCGTGTGACCTTTGCGGGACATATCCGCCAATACAGAGCGGACATCCTCCAGCTTCAGTTCCGGTTCAGCAACTGCGGGCTCATCGCTAAACTGACGGGAAAGCCAGTCGGCAGCATCGTTAATAGCGGCAGCAGCATTTCGGAGCTCTTCGATGGTCATGGCCATATCGCTCATTTTGCTCATAATGTTTTTCTCCTTCCTCGGATTTGCTTTGTGCGGCAAGGGCTGTGAGCTTCCTTGCCAGCCTTGCGGATACATGACTGATCGCGGTCAACACCTCGATGACTTCTGCGTCCGCAGGGCTCTTGTTGCGTGCTTCGTACATGTCGTTCACCTCCGTTCCGGAGCTTGTTGTTTCGTGCTCCTTACACTTCCCACTGGAGGTGAGGCAGGCGGTTTGACGAAGGAAGGGAGAAAATTTTGAGAAAAACTCCGGCCACCATAACGGCAGCCGGAGCCATACATTATTAGAAGCGATCCGGAAATTCTGAGGCGAGCTGCTCCTTTGCCTTTTTGAGACGCGACAGGAACGTGGTGCGTTTGATGCCGATAATCTTGGCAATCGCCTCGTCGGACAGACCGTCCTGACGAAGTTTGCCAATTTCGACAGCTTCCGGCATCAGCTCATTCAGGCGGGCAAAGAGCTGATCGAGCTCGGCCTTGTCGCTGATGACGGATTCAATAGTGGGAGCCGGATCAACGAGAGTGTCGAGAAGGGTGACTTCGTCGCCTTCCTCATTTGCAACCGGCATGTCCAGAGAAAGGGTATCACCGGGTGCATGGAATTCGCAGTCCTGACACATGCCATCGCAGAGCCACCATTTACTGCGCGGACACATGCAACGATGATGGTATTGTTCGCGCTTTCTGAGATTGGTACGCCAGCGGTCAAATTCCTCGTACTGCTCTGGACTGACCTCGAACCATGTCTTGGTCTGTTTGTCGTAGATACGCTTTACATTGTTTTCATTCTTTTTCATAAAATCGTCTCCTTTGGATTTGCAAATAGATAAGGTTGAAATCCGCTGGAGCCGATTTATGTCCGTAGAGACAGAAAGACGGCCAAAGGCACAGTCCTCCCTGTTGGGATGAAACTATGTCCTTGGCCGTCATGCAGCTCTGCGGACTTCTATTTAGTTATGGATCTGGTTAAGCAGCAATTCTGTAACTGCGTACTTTAAAGGCCGAAGTGGTGATCCGTGTCACAACGGTTATTGTGTTGTCTCTCTCGACAGTGAAGGTTTCGCCGATTGACAGGTAGGCTGTCGTCCGATGGCCTTTATACAGAGAGGAGACGTAACCGGTCGCCGCGTTGCCGCAGCAAGCTAAGCGACCGAGGCAGTCTCGTATTTCTTCCATCTGCATCCCTCCTTTCATAAGTTCATAAATTAGCGGCTCCGCTTTTTAGCGAAGTAATACCCTAAAAAAGAGGAGCTGGTGCATGGCTCAAGATAGGAGTCCCAGCTCCGTGAGTCTAATCGCGGCAGAAGTCTGCGATACTTGATAGAATCCGGCGAACTGTTCCAGAATCCATTTTGACTTGGAGATCAGTCCTGCGGATACAAATTTGTTTTTCTTGCTGCGGTCAATGATCATTTGAAATCCGTCAGCGATTGTTTCTTTTGGCATCAGTATGCGAGGGGCGATACCGTTTGCCTGCCATTCGAGCCAATCTACATCGGTCCAAACATCCTTGAAAGATTCGTCTTTAGCTTCAACGGGGCAGCGCTGTGCTACAGCACGTCCCTCCTTCAGCGCCTCCATAGCAAGAAAGTAGTTTCGATGGTAAATCCAATGAACACATTCATGCGCTACCGTGTTTCGACGGCTGCCGAAGTTTCGCTTGAGATAGGTGTCCGGGTCAATGATCATGGTCTTTGCTTTGACGAACACTTCTCGATACTCATCTTCAGAGGGATCGTAGATTTCAACAAGCCCATCCGTAAAGCACATCTGACCGAGAATACTAAGATCCTCGGATAGGTGATACTCCTTGATGAGCAGGTGTAGTTTATCTCTTGCGATCTCTTCTATAGGAACGGGCATCGGTTTTTCGAGAGCCTCCGGACAGTGTTCCGCTAAGATTTCTGCTGCCTTATCATCGAATTCGGATTTATATATTCGAGGGACAAGGGAGCTGAGATATGCTTCTTTGGTCATACTTATCCTTTCTTTTCGATTTCCTCCAAAACACGCTGCCAGAAGTCATCACCGAGCTTTTTATCGCTGGCTTTGCGGAGAGCAGCACGAACATGCGGAAGGTTCTCGTCCATAATGTACTCAGGAAGATCCGGCGCTGCCTCATTTCTTTCACGGCCAGCGAGATCGAACATTTCTGCACGTTCCTCATCCGTAAGACGTAGAACATCAGCTATCTTAAGCAACATACTCATTTCCGGAGGATTTCGTCTTCCTTTGATGATGTCGGAGAGATAGGTAGCGGTAGTTCCCATCGCCTGAGCAATATCTTTAAGAAGGATATCGCTGCCGTCAGAAGCACGTCCGAGTCTCTTTTCGTTGATGAATTTTCCAAAATCGCCTGTCATAGTAAAAACTCCTTTCTTCGTCAATCAGCGACTTCGCTAATCTGCTTATTAGTATAGCGAGAAAATGTGGATTTGTCAAGAGGGTAAAAGAAAAAAGCCACGCTGCTATTCACAACGTGGCTCCTGAACTAATCCAGATATACAAACGACTGCGGGGCTTGACTGATCCCATAATCGGATAGCTCCTTGGGAGTATCGTATACTACTACGTCTTTGAGCTTGTAAGCGATGGCTTTTTCTTTCCCAGCATAGTAGGAAAAGTAGAACTTCTTCGTGATCCCAGCTGCTGTCTTTGCTATCTCCCATATCTCTTTTGGCGTGCCTTCCAGAATTTCATCTATGGTAGCTTCGCCAACCACCTGTTTCTGAGGGGACGAGGCATAAAAGACTATGCGAGTAACACCATTCTTGGGTTTGCTTTTTCTAAATTCGTATTGTTTCTTACCTTCCAGTATTACTTTGGCATATTTAGGTTTAATCGATAATAACATTGTCGACATCGACGTTGCCCTCCCGTAGTATTTCTTTGAATTCGTCGGGAGTAAGCCTGATCAATGCCGGGTATGTCCCTCCGTGACTGTTGCTCCAGTAGCCTTTAGTTTCGAGGGTGTCCATATTGATATTATGGCCTTCACCAAAATAGCCGTAATAAAGCATCTCTACAACGAACATATTCTTGTCGTTATTATATTTGGTCTGAAGCTCACTTTCATCGTAAACAGATTTGTTGCCGATCTTGGCGAGGAGCTCGTCGAAAGTCATAAGATGGCTTCCGCTACGCTTTACCGCTATAACGTTAGTCACGATGCAGAACGAAGTCAAGCAGGATTTGTAACGCTTAGTTCCTGAACCAGTATGAATTCTGTATATAAAGATCGGCTCACCGATTTTGTACGGAGGCACTGTATACTGTGCTCCAACATATATCTTGCTAAGGCCGTTTCTCACATTCAATGCGACTGAAGTCTGCAGCGTATTCTTAAGCTCGGAATATGGGAAGAGGGTATCGTGATAAAAGTCATTCACGCACAGGTATCCTGCATTTTGAAAATCCGGATTAATAAACGGGAATGACTTGTATGGATCACTGTAATCTACGCTACTGCGACTACGGAGATATACACCTTCACCATTCGGGTTATAGCCGACCTTGATAAAGCCAAACTTGGTGAGCTGAGCGATCAGAAGATCGTGTTTATCAAATACGGTAACGTAGATATCTTCCCAGCCCAGATCTTTCCACTTCCAAAGCACAAGACCGATAGCACCTTCTCCAAGACGCTGGCCGCGAAAACGTTCTGCAATCTTGATGGTAGTGATCTTGCATCTGGTCTTCTTTGGCAAGGTCGAATCCGTAAGTACAATGTTTTCCGTTTCGTCCTTTATACACACAAAGGCACCAAGGCCATTTTCATCGTCGAATACCAAAGCTGTACGGCCTTCCTGAGCTTTTTCCGGAAACCACACCTCGAATGGCTTTACTTTGCCGCCAACCGGGTAATCTGCCTTCAAAGAATCGAAGAAGGGATCGTTTAGGTCGATATCGCTGAATTTCTTGAGAGAAAAATTGCCTGCCATAAACAGCTCCTCC